CAAGCGGTCCGCTTTCCACCACCGCGTCTCCTATTTTTGGCTTCCCGAAATTCATCGCCTCATCTGCCGTCTCATCATCAATAAGCCTTAACTTGATAGCCCTGCTTAACGAGACAACCATCTCCTCATCAACCCAAATAAATTTATATGTCTCATCAAATAACGGTTCTATTTTCATTATCCCCGTATTGTCGGCGGTTTCAAGTACCTCAAATACCTCACCATCATAAACAACCTTGTCGTATTTGCTAAATTCCTCTTTCATTTCAAACTCCTTTTTGTTTTATTAATAAAATTCACTAAGATCCCTGCATTCCGGTGTCTCTCCTGTCATAGAATAAAGCTCACCAGATGATAGATATACGCAATGCGAGGTCTTCCCGTCTCTCCACTCGCTTTGCTTCGTAATTCCGCAAATAGCGCAGCGTTGGATCCCCGGCCCCGCCTTTACCCACGAGTGCCGTACGTTTTTCTTTCTTGTCCTGTTGGTGTCGTCAAGTTTTCTCATGATCAATCCTCCAAGGCCGTTACAATTTTATCTTTCCCGATAATAACCTCGTTCCCGCTTCTTACATCAAAGCATCTCTCACCCTCTGCCTCCTTGAAATAAAGAACGCCATTGTACTCGAATAAACCGAAGCCGTAATCATCTAGCTTCATTTCGTTAAGTTTCTTGAATTTGCATACGTTTTTCATATTCTCCATATTATATTGCATTACTGGAAATATCATTATGATACTTATACCTATCACAAGCAGCCCTGTGTAAAACTTTTGTGAATCATATTTTTCCCATCCCTCCATCATCATGACAAAGGAGATTACTATTATTATAATAATAGATATCAATCCTACCATATCACATCCTCCTCTCTTTCAAGAATCCCATCATATCCTCCACGCTAAGTTGGAAGCCGGCAGCCGCCTTATGACCGCCTCCACCGGGATTGGCCTTGCGTGCCAGCACCGAGACATCCACCTCCTCTTTGGTGGTATAGAACGAGCATCTAAAGAATCTTCCGTTCCAGCAAAATGGCATCATCAGATCATGTCTTTTAGGGTTATACATAGATTCAAATGTAGTAGAGTTAAACTCCGTGGTATTCATACATATAGCCTTGTACCCAAATACATCAGCCTCGAATGAGAATATATTTATCTCGCCCCTGTTTTTCTCAACGATATACTCCAGTATCGCCTCCCCGTTCCTTATCATGTCATATATGAAGTCATGATCGCCATCCATGGCCCTTGCCGCCATATCCACGTCAAGACCACAATATCCTCTCATCCCGTATTGGAACGCCATGACATCACTCCATTCGAAGCGATCATGATCCCATACATCATAAGCGCTCAATAATTTTACCACGTCAGGGGTTTCGATATCATCGAAAAGATATTTCCACGTAAGCTCACAAGCCGCCGTTCCGATACGTCTCTTGCCCTTTACTTCGTAATCCCTCATATCGTCTATGGCGGTCTTATGATGGTCTATCCATACGACATCTATACCTTTCTCTTTCCACTCATCGAAAAGGAATCTTGTTCTGTTTCCAAATGACACGTCAACTGCAAACACCTTATCATATTTATTCACGTCAGGTATTTCCTTGCCGTAATTGTAAGGAAGAAGATCAATGTCTTCCCCTTTGAAATACTTTTTTACTATAGCCGCTGACATTACTCCGTCAAGATCAGCCTCATGATATATACATCCTGTCATAATCTGTTGTTTTTGATTAAAAAATCTATGTATTCTTTTATATCCTTGTTCCTGTCATTATCCCAGTCAAATGTCTCGTTTATGAATTTGAAATACGATACTGGAATCGAATGAAACATCCATCCACAATACTTGCCGAATGTCATCACCGTAGATCCAAGGGGATGATCCGGCCTTCCGGGAACAGGGGCGGCGGTTACGCCCTGCGCCAGCCCCCTCCTACGATCTTTCTTGGCGGCTTTGATATCCAGATCTGTTTTCGTTACCTTATCCCCCATCGGGATATTAGTTATTAGCTTATCGCCGATAAACATTCCCCATCCATACCCCTTGTAGTTCTCTATACTAAGTTTCCTTATATTACCGAACCTTGACGAGTTGTTACAACAATCAACGACCAAAGCACTATCCTTTCCGTCTTTTATACGGACTGCCCTTCCAAGCCACTGATAAAACGACGAGAACGAGAATGTCGGCCTTCCTACTATCACGCAATCCAGACCCGGATGATCGAATCCCGTACCGAGGGCGGAATAGTTGAACACTACCTTCGTCTTACCTGACTTGAACCCCTCGACTATAGCCTCCCGCTGTTTCTTTGGCGTGCCTCCGTGAACCACTTCCGCCATGCCAGCGCATATCTTTGCGTTCATCCATTCGGCGGCGGTATTGCAGCTCTCAACAGAATCCATAAACACCAGTATAGATCTGCATACGTCTTTTAATACCATCAACCGACGTAAAATAAGGTTGTTTAAGCCGTTTTTTCTCACCGCCTCACTAATAGACTCGGCCGTATATTCGGAGCCGTTAGAATTAAGTTTAAGGGCATCTCCATTGAAATCCCATGTCTCATATTTAAGAGGTGTCCAAAATCCTTGCCTTATCATCTCCTCCACCTGTATGACATGGATTAGGTTCTTGAAATATACCGGTCTCATACGAGTGATGAAATTAAGCTGGGAATATGACACCTGCCCTATCGACATCGTTTTAAGCCTGCATGGTGTAGCGGTAAACCCTATCACCTTTTTCGGTTTCAGTTCATTCATGAATGTCATGAACTCACTGCCGTCCTCCGGGCTATACCCGGCATGAGCCTCATCTATCAACACGTTCCTGATCCCCATCTCCTTAAGCTGACCAACAACCTTCTTGATAGACCCTAACGTGGCGTATATCATGTTAGACAGTTCTTTCTTTCCACAGGAAGCGGAGTAGATGGTAGCCGGTATGCCATACGACGTTATCTTGTTGTGGTTCTGTTGCAGCAATTCTTTTGATGGTTGTAAAATCAGCGTCTTATCTCCCATCAATCTAGCCGCCTCTGCTATCAGCAGTGACTTACCGCAACCTACAGGACCTACGATCAATACCGGATCATGTCTATCAGAATTTATGTAATCGGAGATACTTTTAACACACTCCTCTTGATATGGTCTTAATTTGTAAATCATTTGGATTTGTAGTTATCAAAAACGTCTTTTACGTACTCTAGTCTTATAGGGCATTCCCGACCATCATCCATCTTCACCATCAAAGTCTCTTTGGTCTTGCTTATGGCTATCACCTCTCCTACTCCTATCTGGGTATGGACTATATCGCCTAGCTTTATATTACATTTGATCATGGTCAAGCTTTTTATTAAATTCCTCTATCTTGCTCCTGTCTGTCTCCTTGGTCATCTTAGCCTCTTCCTTAAACATATCATACCCTTCCCGGATATTGTCGCCAACCATATTCTCTATCATCTCCCTTAGCTCATCGCTTCTTACGGCAAAAGATATCTGGAATGATTTACTTGTGCCTTTCATCAGGTAATCAATCTCCTTCTTACATTCTGCCATTAACCGATCCAGATTATCGAACTTAACGAACTTGGAGTTGCCATTGGCTTTTCTTACCCCATCCTTGAAATCCTCCAATATCCCGTTAAATACATCCGCCATACACATCATGGAATGTAGCCATACCAGCATATTGAATTTATATTCATTATCAGCATTATTCATCAAGCCTATCAAAGACTCACTTTTTGTCAACATGATTTTAGATTCTCGATCTACGATATCCTTTATCTCTTGCCGGTATTTCATGGCGCCAACGAAATCCATCTTAGAATAACATTCATTTGATTTCTCTACCAATTTCCTGATATCCTTTCTAGACATCAGAAGATCCAATACCTGTTTTTCTCTTTCGTTTTTATCCATAATCATTTATTTATTGACACAAATATAATTAAAGCCTAGATATTTACCTAGGCTTTTTAATAAAGTTAATCTTTTTTATTCTTTCTTTTTGACTCATCCCAATCCGATGAGTACCTGCATGTCCCTTGTTTGTGGATCGAGAAATCGCACCAAAAACACAAGGGCTTGGGGCGGGGTTCAAGGCAGGCCGGCTGACGTCCCATGAGGTAGCGCTTCTCGTACTTATACCCCTGTTTGGCGTCGTCCCAAACGTGAGCTTGATAGCTATCTATTTTATTTGTCTCGAAATCATACATGTCAAGGAGAATATCGTTAAGTTCCTTGACCGATCTCTCTACTTTCTCCTTATCTACCTTCACGTTCTGATTGTCCAGCATGCGGGTAAAGAAATAGCTGCACATATCCGGCAATACCTTATATTTTCTGAGTATGTAAAAGGCGTATATCGGATGTTGGAGATTATGAAGCAGCTTATCTTCATCGAATAACTTTCTCCCGGACTTCCAGTCTATCGTATACATGGCTATCCTGTCCTTTGTCTTATACTCTCCACGCCAGTCCACCGATCCTATGATATGTACCTTATCGTATGTCACGCCATCCAAGGTAAGGGGCTTGGGTAGCTTATAGGGCAGGACGAAGCCCTCCTCCACGCCGGCCGGTCTCGACCCCCGGATCACCTTCTCCATTGGCGTAAGATCCGACCACATTTTCTTATAGTTGCCAGCAGCATCCTTCTCAAACAACCCCACAATCCATCTTATTAACCTAGCCGCATGTTGCATGGACTCGATCTGAGATTTTACGCTATCAAAAGGTATCTTCTCTATATCGGCGTAATAGTTAAATGCCTTACTCATGTCCTCATAAGAAGGTCTGCATCCGTTCTTGAAGAAATACTCCATCGTCTGGTGGATAACCGTACCATATGACGTAGCCTCATGCTTCTCCGTGGATCTGTGACCCTCCACGTAAGTCTTATACCATTTATATGGGCACTGGATGAACGTGTCTATCTGCGAGTAAGAGGCGGCGAGAACCTTCTCTCCGTTTATAACCTTACATAATAAGTTATTCTCCGGTATTACCATAAAGCTTATCTATTTTTATGTCATGTCCGTATAAGTCCATTAACAGGTTTTGTAGATGGTGAAGATTCTTAATCTGAATAGGATCGCTTAGATCGTCTTCCAGATCCCTAAGGCTAAGATAATACCCATCATCAAAAATCTCTATAGATATTCCGTAGCCTCGATATACATCCCGCCTCTTATCACGCTTGAAATAGATAGTATCAAGTATATTATCATCTATCTCAATAGGCATGACATCATCTTCCCCGGAATACCATTTCATTATCCCATCATCAACCTCACGTTCAAGGATCAATGACTTACTTTCATTACGCATACCAGTAACGCACCCTACTCTCCATATATTGCCAGCCTTGTCTTTTATAAGATCCCCTATCCTTAGTTCTTTAGCCGAAATCATACTCATCCTCCTCATTGTGATCGTCATCGCAATCATCGACAAGAGGGGTCTCTAGCCCCTCTTCCCAATCATCATATCCGAAATCCATTTATTTGTCTTTTAGATAATCATACAACATACCCATAAGCTCTCCTATCGTCAATTCGTGATAAGGCTTGACGTTAAGTGCCTCATCGGGTATACATTTACCCGTTTTCTTTTCCACTTCCATTATGACTTCTACAAAATCAAGGGAATCCATAGCCATATCCGTATCCAGCTTATCCTCGTTCATTATCTGAGCGGCATGATCAAGACCATTAAATTCACCCATCTTCTCGAATATCGCCTCCTTGACTACTTTTTCAACTTCTTTTCTTTCCATACTAAATCGACATTTTCAATCTTCTACCTAATTCTTTTTTTATATCCGATATCCTTTCGATATCCATCTTAACATCGCCTGTGATAGCGTATTCCTTATCCATTCTCTTTGGGGGATCCGGAAGCCGGCTTATGGCGAACAACCATGCCAGCTCCTTGTTCTTGTTCTCCCTAAGATACAAGTCAGACGTCATGCCATACATTTTTATGATCGTATCGAATAACGTTGATTCCGATAAACTCATATGCACGCTATACACATTTGATGGTTTCCAGATCAAGTTATCCAATCTCATCGTATACTCACGTTTAAGATCTATGTGGGATATTACGGCTCTTACTATAGGTTCTTCCTTGAAGTTGGTGTTAGCCACAAACCAGATAAGCCTTTTTTCCACCTCCTTGATAGCTCCTGTATCCTTACCCGTATCGTTATATACCCCAACGATACGGTCCCGGATCCCCTCGACCTCCGGTGTCAGACCGGGTGTCTCTATCAGCATCAGCAGCGACCCTCCCCTTGGCGTTATCTTCCACTTCCCATTCTTCTGAAGCTCGATATAACCAGATGCTTTATAACTATCTATTTTCTCCTTTGGAATGACGCTAGCCATCTCCTCTTTCTGCCGGATCATCAAAAGATACCCGACATCAGACATCGTTAATCCTGATGTCATCATCTGTTCAAAATTTATATACATAGGTTATTATATACTATTTTACACCAGATATGTTGTAAAACATACGTATGTTATTTAATTTCATATTCTTCTTTTCTAATTTTGTTTCACTCAATCGAATCATATAGTCCCTTGTTTCGGACAAGACGGTTGAGTGAAATAGGTCTTTGATATAAGGTTTTACCCTAAAATGTTCGTTGGGTAAGTAAAATCAAAAACGTTTAGTTCAGTAAAAGAATCCGGCGATCTCACTCTTGAGCAACCGGTAGAGGGTATTGGTGATACCCAGTATAATGTTTCGTACAAATGTATATCATTTCTCATTTTTTTTTGTGTAAAATGGTATATAATCACCTATACATAAGCTAATGAGTTAAAATATTGACCTGATCTTTCTGGCTACCCTCTCGACTATATCGGGATGATCATTTCCGTTATATATATCTATTAGCGTATCTATTATATGTAACCTTATGTTTTTCTTTGATGAATGAAACCAAAAATCTCCATTTTTTCTGTTTACAGGTTTGAACATCTTCAGTTCTGGTATAAGATAACACGCCACACATGATCTTTCAGCAAGTGATAATTCAACCGCTGCCTTTTCTATTGCTCTGCACATAAATGTATAATTATCATTCTTTATTAGATCGTAAGCTCTTCTCAACACCCTAAGGGCGTCTGCTTTCGATAATCTCTTTCCCTTTTTCATATTGTTTTACTGTATAAGATTCATTAGCCATACCAACCCTACCAACTGATATAGATTGATTTATAGATTGGTTAAGATGCCCTACAACCGACATCTTAGCCCTAACCGTATTGGCGCATCTTAGAAGGATTCGATAATCCTCTAACGCCCTCTCGTATCTTACGTCCACCCTAGCCCTTTTATCGGCGTCAGTCATGCTCTTGCATGTCCCGTCCTCCCTCAAACTTATAGCTATCTTATCCCGTATGATCCTGATATCATCCTCGGCTATCACCAGCTCGGCGTCAAGAACGCCCTTGTAAGAGCTAAGAAGATCCTCTACCGCCACTACCTCCCGCTTCAAGTTCTCCAATTCCAATACCATTGAGTTATCGTTCATTCTTTTATACTCCTGTACTTTATTGGATACCTCATCACAGATGCTCATGATCTCCTTCTCCCTGTCCCGGTTTATGATATACCTGATACTGTATTCGGCCATTTCCTTTAATGAGGATATGATCTCTCGTATGCCCATCTTGTTTTCGGTGGAGAAATTGGCTTTTAATAACATCTCCATCCCTTTTATGATGACAAGCAAAAAATTTTTTCTCAATCTCATGCTTAATAAGGTGTTTCGTCATGTACTACATTGAAATCATCACTGGGCGGTATATATTGTTGCTCCAACGGGATACTGGGAGGCGGGGGCGGTAGCGTCACCACAGTCGTGTCCGGCTTGCCGCTACCCACTGGGGCGTCCGAGCCTCCCGGTCTTTCTTGGCGCACCACCCCTCCATCAGGATAATATCGCTCATATCCTTTCATGATATCTACATGTATCGCATCAATCTCCTCTAATGACCGTTGACGGACCTTTACGATATGATGGAACAATAATCCATCCACACGGAAGGATCGTCTTGACTCGCTCTTGAAACGTTCCAGATTAGGATACCATCCTTGCGGAAATTGCATGTATGAGGAGTACCCGTATCTTTTCGGTATATTTAACGCTACCATAGCCGTACATAACTGTCCCAATGTATCTGATTGATAAAAATCAGATTGCTTTGGCATATGATCCTTTGGATCCCGCCGTCCTTCGATATCACGATTGAGTTGGGATATTATAAGAAAGAAAATATTAGGAAAAGTTCTTTTAGCGATATTACACATGGTTATCAACGAGTCGATATTTCTTTTGGCGTCTCCTGAACCTTGTACTAGAGCCGTATGATCTATAGACACGAATACCATTTTCTTATCCTTGTTTATTGGCATATACTCATTCCATAGAAAGTTTTGAAGCTCATCTACGGTTGATGGTTTAGGGATGTATGTTATTCTGCTAGAGTTCTCTTCTCTAAGGCATCTCTGCATTTCTTTTACCTCATCTTCTGACATCTCGTTAAGGAGTATATCTTGTATGTCTTTCCCCATTTTTTTTGATAGTGAACGTAACATCAAATCTTCTGGGTTCATCTCAAACTCACATCTTAACCATACATAATCATCTGCCTGTGGATTGATATTGACATTCATCACATTGCTCATGATTTTTTGCGCCAGATAAGATTTGCCAACTCCGGGCCTAGCGCCTATAGCCACCGCATGTTGTGGGTAGAACCCGCCCAGTAACGCCTTGTCAAGATAAGCGTATCCAGTACGAGCCGGGAGAAGCTCTCCCGACTGATACTTTCTTATCCTCTCATAGGCATCCATGATAATCTCCTTGGATGACCTCCATATCCTATCCTCACTCATCCTCTTGCGTTTCTATCGCCAGCCGTATCGGATTTAGATCCTCTGTTAGCTGATCTTGATTTATATTTTAACCCCTTAGCCGTATGGCATAGATCCTTCCCCTTCCGATAAGCCTTACCCTTTAGCTTATCGGTCTTGTAGTTCTTGCGACCCAACTCCCGTCTCTTGGCTTTCTGCTCAGGTCTGGCGTTGATCTTCTTATCCGTCTCAGCCTTCTTCTTTCTGGCTTCCGGATGTGTTCTGTAATATTCAGTCGATCTCCCCATCCTCGTCCTCCTCATCATAATTATAATCCTCTACGATAATATCCTCTCCATCTAAATATGAGGCTTTATCTCCGAGTCTGCTTCTCATGCTCTCGTAAGGATCATCCCCATCTTTTATTTCCCACACACATAAGTGCGGACCTATTATATCAATAAGCATGTTGGCCTTATCCTCGCTTATGCCTTTTTCTATCATCTTATCTCTGCATTTGTAAAAACCACATGTCTTGTTAAACACTGATCCTCCTACATAAAACCCTGTCTGTTTGTGAATGAAAATTACTTTCATGTTCTGTCAATTTTTATTAATAATTATTTTTTGTAATCACCGTAACTCATGTCAGCGTCACACACCACCAAGTCAGTTACCTTATCCACTACATGGAATAGATGCTCCGGACATCCGTGGCATGCGCTACCGCCTATCGCTATCGCCTTATGCCTAGGGCAGTTATTCCCCCTCCCTCCATCATATATCTGTATCCGATTATCACTATATGTCTTGATATGTCTCATGATTTTAAGTAATGATGGCAAAGACATCTTGTAAGGGGATATATGCTCCTCCGGTATCATAAGCTCACCGGATAGTTCTTTGTAAAGATCATGTCTATCATGTCCTGTTTTTATTAAGAATACGTTGATCTCGGTCATTACCATATCCATAGACCTAAGGAGATCCGGCTTGGCTAACCTACCTACAGGTTTACCCGTAGAATCGGATCTCATCCAAGCCCCACACTTCTCGCACCCAACTTGCTTTCCCTCCACCGTATTTATCATAGTGGATGGGGCCTTGCAATACGGGCATACGGATCCGTTTAACATAGCTTTCTGGGCTAAAGATAGCTCTCTCATGCCTTTTCTTGTATTTTGACATTAAATAGATCACAGAATCTATTAAAATTCCTGTTCTCTATTCTCATATCCTCCTCATACCTGTCAACTGATTTGATGAAATCATTATAACAGTCCTCGCACATCCATTGATTGATTACTGCTACATAATAGCCCACGGATGTAGGTCTGTTACACATATCGCAAATACCTAAGCACCCATATCTGGTGAGCTTATCCATCATCTCCTGTCTTGTTATTTCAAGCACCTTGAATTTCTTGTAATTGTCAACTACCTTTGCCATTGTAAATTTGTTTAATAATAAAATAATCCGCTATATCCATTCCCTCATTTATATTGGGTTTTGATTCTAGAAAATTACTTATCTCTATATTCATCCCCCTCATATCCTTGTCTACCTTCTTTCTCCATTCGTTGAAAGCGTCGCCCTTATCCGGGTACAGGACTATCCGCCTCCTACCCAATGTCTCTATCATCTCCCTTTTCAGCATATGGATACCGCCACAGGCCATAAACAACCTACTAGGGTACACGATGTTACAGATAACAGCCGTCTTCTCTGACTCTACTATATACACCGGAGCGTCATTGGGATAGAAGTTGATAAGAAACTCCCCGAACAGGCATTGCCTAAGCAGGTAATCCTGACCGTCCAGTATATGCACCCAACATACATGATCCATGGGAACCTTTACCCTCTTCCCGTCAGGCCCGTAGTCCATTATCTTCCCGGTCCGCACTACCCAATTCTTATCCAGTTGCCAGAACACACAGCACTTACCCCAGTCCCCGAATCTCATCATCCCCACCTTATACAAGCTAAATGCCCTATTGGTATGATACGATCCGAAGATATTGGATAGATAATCCTGAAGATCGGATGTCTCGAAAGGATTAAGCGTCTCAAACATCTTGCTTACCGGAATGCAGTTGGCTATATCCGGATCCATAGGAGGTCTGTACCTCCTTAATACTTTGTTTGAATCGGTAAAAAGATCATTGTTCCCAAGTTCGCTCCCTGTTGGATATTTAAAGTAACCACATTTATTTTTATGATCACACACCCCAAACTGCTCTCCAACGATCTGACCGGTGGTTACGTCCACGTACGGCGTAAAACACTTATCCTTGCCGCATTGCGGACACGTCAGCTTCCTCCTTGGTTTGCTATGATCCAGCTCATACCGATGAACGCTCTTATTGAACTCCCTAAATTCCATCATCCTCTCCTCTCATTCATGACTCTATATATATAGTCCCTCAGTGGTTCTTTTCTTATCAACTTATTAACGTCAAACTCGCCTTCTATGTCCAAGGATCCGACTCTTGATGTAACCGTATAATTAGTTTTCTCGAACTTATACTTTCCTTGAAGATATACTACGGTAGCCATATTCAATATAGGGTTGTCAGTCTGTCTCTTCAACTTATATTGGCTGGTCTTTGCGGTAGGATCACCCGGAGCGAAGTTATATATCTCCTCTATCTCCAATATCTTTCCGTAATTTTCCAGTATCATTCTTCTATATAACTCAAGCTGGAAAGCGTACTCGTCATAGAAATTGCCTTTCCTGTTTGATTTGAAGTCCAATATAGCGAATATCCTCCTGCATCTCTTTATCTTTTTTTTCTCCGTCTTAGGCTGACCTTTCTTGGCTCCCGTCTTATAGAACTCTCCTGTCTCGACCTCTATCTCCACTGTCTCCGGCTCGCTGTCCATCTCCACCACGGCGTCCACCGAAGAAGCTATCTTTAACCTGCTTGACCTCAACATCTTCTCGATCAATACAGGTTTTACATGTCTTTCCTTGCAGAATATGGCAAATGATATTAGATCCTCTATCAGCTCATCAATGTTATCCACTAATATCCGCTCCATCCTATACTTGTCTATTCTCAGCTTAGCCTCCTTGACAGCCTTCCTTATCCACGTCGGGATCAGCTTTATCTTAACCCCGGTCAGATACAACCCAAATAGATAATGCATGATAGTACCTAAGTCAGCCCTGTAGTTAGCGTACTCATCAGGATCCTTACCCTTGAGCCTCATCTCATTCTTCCACTTCTCCAAAGCGCCGGACGTATCACAATACCCATTGGCGATATTGTTAGTGGCTCCATCGTATATGATAGGATACCCATCAACATCCATCTCATAATACACACGTTTGCCAGCGACAGTCATTCTATATAACACAGGTGTCGGGATATCCTTTATCCATTCAGCGGCATAATACTGTTGCTCTGTCTCCAGATCATACTCAACCTCCATCTCCTCCTTAGGCTCGTTTTTAGGCTCTTCAACAGACTTTTTCTCCTCGACCATATCTTTCTTTGGGATCGTTGACAAAACGTCTAATATGCCAAAGAAAGCGGTAAATTTAGGATCTGTATGATATGATCTTAATATTGGTAATGATGATCGCCAATAATATGATGGCGCATTCTCGTCCATTGACTTATTATGAACAAACTCTATTACAACACCATCATCTGTGATAACCACATGATGTTTTTTGGATAAACGAACTCTCATATCATCAAACGATTCTTGATCGCTTATGACTTCCATATCCATTCCTTTCTTATATATCGTATCACTTATAGCCTCGTATCCAAGAGCTAAAAGTAATTTTTGTTTTCTTCTATCCATGATAATAATCTGGTTTTTAATTTACCATCCTCCTCGACTCTAGGTGCGAGATCCCTCATCCTTCTGGCTACCAACAGCCATACGTTGCCAAACTCGTCCAAGAGCCGGCTGAAATCCATCGTATCTAATAGATAATCGAATCTTGTATGCTCATCAGCCGTCAAGTAAATAATGTTATCGTTATCCTCGGCGACCGATTTATATTTCCGTTTAGGGTATAAGTGGCATATGTTGCTTACCCCCGGGCATGGTATGTATGCGCCGGTAGCAGATCTCCTTGTCATACTCAATCTAGCCACATGGGCGCCAAAGAAAACGGCTATGCTCTTCCCCTTTGGCTTGGCCTTCACCCGTATCGCCGCCCTTTCCTTTGGCGGTAGTTCCCTAGCCCGGCACGCAGGGCACAACCCCTTACTCCTTATGGTTACCATCCTCCCGCATCTCTCACACGGCAACATCCTACCTCTCATGCCTTTTTCTTTTTATAACTTTTATTGAACTCCATAAGGCTCATAGCCCTATATCTTTTAAGCCTATTAATCTTACCCTCAGTCCAATCTTGATCTTTGAAGTTGATGATCGTATCGAATATCTGAGCCAGCTCTCGGATATTAAAATTCCTGTTCTGTATTTTTTTATAGAATCCGGACCTACTATACCCTAACTTGGAAGCCAGATAAGTCTTATTAGATAATGTGAGGATACGATAAATCGTACCCTCCATCTTACTTATCTCCATCAACTTCTCGGCGACGGATGACATGGTTTCGTAGCTAGCTTTACTGCCTACTATCCTCATTTTTCTCCGGATTCCTGATCTTACCATCAAACTCGTAGAAGTCCATCAGTTTCTTCTCTTCCTTGATACAAGTGACAACGAAATCTGATATGGTTCCTTTCATGCCCTCCTCGAAGTTCTTCTTGGCATGATCAAGGTCATTGGCCCGAACGATGTAGTTAAACGCCTTGCGTTTCTCATTACCCGATTTCTCGTCTACCGTAATATAATCAGCCGTGACCTTATAGAACCGGTCTCCATCCATGGCAAACAATTCCGCTATCCTGAATCGTTTGATATCAACGCTAAACTCACCGGAGATGAATGGCTTCATCTCCTCTATGATCCTAGCCTCACATTCGGTATAAGAAAAGGCATCTACTAAATACTCTTCCTTTACCTTCTTCTTCATGCCGTTCTCGGCATCGGTCTCGTAAGAAACCGTACATTTAAACCAATTGTGCATTTTAATCTATATTATTATTAAACAAAGGATAATCTTTTATTCCTTCACGAATATATCTCTCCGTATCATCATCCACATCATAAGCCTTCTTGAAAAATATCATAGCCTTGTCCGTGTCGTGATCCACCAACGGAAGATATTCCTTTACGAAAAGAACTTTAAGATGATTCATGTGATCAATCTTGCGCCTTACATCAATTACTTTTGACCATATCTCGGCACGGATTTCACCCATCTTTTTTACATTCTCTTTGTATTCGTTTACCTGATCTTTATACTCCTCCTCGATCTCGTTGTTCTTATCCTTGACAGACTTATAAGCTTCCTTATCTTTCGTGTCAAACATCGGAACATGCTTGATATTGATTATATCCAATCTACTGCATAGCTCCTCATTGGATATGGTGAAATCATATCTAGTCCTGTATAGATCAAATTCACTTAATAACTTAGCTATCTTAATAGCATCATTCTGATCAAGAACGGCTATATTCAAGCCCTCCAAATAGTAGAAGAAATGAGATGGAGAAATAGATTTATATCCATACGTCTTCATGACTGGAGGCTCATCTATAAACCTGACACCTTCCTCCGCACATCTTATTACGATCAATTTCTCTACCTGCTCATCAGTAAGATCATATATCTCCTGATCGGTCATCTTATCAATTGTCTTCATCATCCTCATCCTCCGACATCATTATAGCCTTTGTAAACTTTTGTTTATAGACCTCACCCATAAGACAAGCGAAAGTCTTATCATCCATACTAGCCATAGCATTGGCCTCTACCATCATATCCATCTCAATGTTCTTTGCCCAGATTTCATAGCTATCATCATCTTCTTTATAGAAGACAACTTTACCACCATACTCGAAACCATCATCCTCGGCCTTAACCCTATCGATGATCTTCTCTAACTCCTTTACAAATTTACCCTTTTTCATATGTGTAATTTTTATGTGTCTACAAAAGTAGACATTTTGTTTTTGAATTAAATTAAATAAACATTATTAATAGTTAATATGCTTCTTTTGTTTTATCAACCATATTTTACCCCTTGATAAACTCAACACAACATTTATCCACTCTGGTTATCTCCCGATAATCATCGGTACGAATACCATATCCTTTATAACTCTTGGTTATAGTACATATCTCCCCTTTTTCTATGACTGTACCTCCTTTGCTCTTCAAGGGACAAAGAGTTTTTACTTTCGCTCCTATTATCTTTCCCATATACTTATGTTTTTAAGTTCCTCCATCTCCATATTATTATCCTCCATATATCTTAAGCCCTTTTATGTTGTATTTGCTTATATCTGCGCACAAATTACACCCTCCACAACAACAATACCACGAGCAAAAGGCTAGTCGCTCCTGCTCCGGCCTACCTTGAAACTCCACCGCCGCCCTATACCATGCCGGGGACAATACCCTGACCTTATCCGGTACGGGCGGCGTCATGAGCACAGATCGCCGCCTTCCTTTGGCATCTTCCCTATTTCTCATTTGGGTTGTCCTTTAACAGTTCAGCTATCTTATCTTCCTTCAACATATTTTGCTTTCTCATGTTATCTACGACAAAGGCAGCGAACGCCATATCATATCTCTTCCTTAACTCATTGACAAAAGACTTGGCTTTTGATTCTATCATTGTCTCGATGTTGCTGTCTACAACTTTGTTCATCCTGTATCTTATAAACTCATCTACTGTCAACTCCTCATCCATATAATTTAACCTGAATCTATATTTCTTCTCGCTGGCGTTCTCGATGAGATCGTTCATTGATTCTCTCGCTATATTCTCAATCTTCTCTGATATCGGATTGGATATTTCCCTCATCAACTCATTCTTGAACCTTTCTTTAAGCTCACGTACTACAGCCGACCTGACCGAGCTTGTAAACTCCTCTTTCAACGTCGCCTCGTTGTTTATAGCCTCCTCGAATACATCTTCCAAATTTAATTCTACTTGTATTTTCATATCATTATCTTTTAATAAATTATAAATCCTTTATATAATCACCTTATTTATTCATGAAATCAACGACTTTATTCAAATACCCTCTTGTCATCTCAATAAAGTTCACGCAATCCAGCTTGCTCAACTTGTAAATCAAAGCCGGGTTATGAATTACGGCTATAATTTGTGTTTGCGGTTTATGAAATGACAATACATTGTACAGATCCATGATATTGTCAACATCTAAATTCCTGTCCGGCTCATCCATAAGGATTGTATACTCAAAATCCTTCTCCATTAATACCACATGATTGTCTTTGTAGTATTTTAAAAGATTGTCGATCCTGTTTGCCCAGAACTCATTTGACTTTTTCTTAAATTCCATAAACTTCTGTATCGGAAACGCATACTCATCTTGGTTAAACACAAAATCAAAAAGCGAGTTCATGGCATGAAGGTTCTTCTCCCCAGAGGACCTAGATGCCCCATTCATATACAAACTTAAATTATTGATATTATTCAATATATCATCATTTCTCATTTCAGTTTGCTGTATGAGATGGAAGACTTTCCCAATATAATCCGACTTAATACTGATCCCGTCAAGCACATTGTCATCATCAAATATATCAGGGAAATACAATGCTTCTAACGGTAATTCAGAACACATCTTTTTCTCGCACAACATGTACTTCGATATCATATTCAGGAGGGTTGATTTCCCGCTCCCGTTCTTGCCTACAATCACATTCACGCCGGGCTTGAATATAAACTCAGAGCCATTTTTGAACGCTTTTATCTTTGGGATATATTTAAATGGAGTCTTCTTGTTGTCGTCTACCCTTATAGAAGTTATCATCTTATATGATTTTGTGTTGAATTATTTAAGCCTTTCATCAATTGCCAAATCAAATATCTTATCAAGACATTTTCTCATCTCCTCCGCATACTCAAACAGATCCTCTTTTGAAAGCTCCCTGCGCTGCCAATCATACATATTCGTATATCGAGATTCAATAGCCTTATCCTCTATATCCTCAAGCACTTTTTTAATAGACTTATCTTTCCCTTGATTCACTTTTATCTTCTCTAGTGATTTAATAAAAGACTTCATATACTCGCAATTCTGATCGCAGTCAAACGAATGATTACACATTCGATCATTATCCCCAGAGAGGTTTGGACAACTTTTCCAGTGGGCGTTAATAGCTTTCGCCATTTCCACGACAATTCGTTTTCCGCTGTCTCTTCTACAATCTTCCTTGCATTTCATCTTCCCTAACCCAATTATTCGTATCACAATGCCAGCAATATCCTGTCTTAGAATCCTCCTTGTGAGAATGAGACCCGCAAGTAGCGCACCAATAATTATCATTCGTATCGTATGCATAGCTTTTATTCTCATGCATCTTAGTCACTCTGGCTATTCTATCTTCTAGCAGTTCTTTTAGATAAGGGCATTTATAAGGTCTATTCTCTTCATGTAGTACATAAAGATCTATGTCCATCATATCCCCCATCCTGTCCGTGCACATACACTCGGCGGCATGACGTACGCTATCTTCCGGCATCACCGGGACTATCTCCCGGATCACTGCCTCCATCTTCTCTTGGTATTCGGTGTCTACCTTGACCACCAAATCCTCTAATTTATCTATTAAACTCATGATCTTTTTACTTCTTTGTATATAATATTTGCATCATCTTCTCTATCTTTATCAATACAATAAGTATCTGTACAGTAATAGATACCATCATTAAATATACACCCATCACAACTATAATTATCAGACTCAATCACCTCCAACTTTATTTCTTTTGAGCCAATATCGTATTTAAATACAGAGCATATCTCATGATACCCTATATTACTCACAGTTATTATATCATCTTTATCAAGTATCATCCGGGAAATAAATGATTCCATTTCATCATCCGGGCCATTCTTGTCCAACAGTTCATTGCGCTCATTTCTACCAAACTCAAATGAACTTATAAAATATTTTGCCATATCGTATTGCTCCATATGCACCAATTCTTGTATGCATAGCCATATTCCTTGTCTTATGCCTTCTTCTTTGGCTTCTTGCACTCTATCTTCCATATTATTTTGTATTAATTAAGTAACAATATTTCTCTTCGTTCTATTTTGATCATCGCCGGATTATCGTCATGATCATACCAATATAGATACCATATACCTCCTCTATTGGCCTTCCACATCTTCCCTTCATATTCCCCCGATGGGATCGTTACTGAATATTCTCTAAGACCCTCAAAGGTTTGTTTGGTCATTAAAGCGTATTCCTCATCAATTTCTATGTATCTCCTAATTTTCGTTTCTGTAATCTCCTGCATAGTCCAACCATACCCTGTAATCATTTCTGTACTTGGTCGCCTTTATTTTCATATTCCGGGATATACTCTTATTCACATTTTCACTAAGTACACTCCTTAGCTCCTTCTGTAAGACCGCCCCGATAAGAGGATAGACGTCCAAATAATTGCCTTCACACTTTTCGAAATCTATTACCTTGTTCCCTATTGCCCGTTCTAATGCCTTGTTCATTGCCTTCACGATGGATTCTTGCACATCTTTATATCGATTGATAAAATCCTGTTCTTTATTTTCCATTTTAATACATTTTTTACAAAAGATGTTCGTTGCCCTCAAAAGGAATGCAATAGATCCATCCCGTCCCATTTAAGCATTCATATTTTTCTTCTTTATATTGAGCATCAGCAATTTCCCTAGCAAACAAACTCACGTGCCAATCATCGTCTTCTGTATCTCTTACTAAAACTTTATCAAATGGCTTGAATTTATATTTTGGTTCCATTTCAATACCAAAGAATTGTTTCAAGTATATTTCGGCTTTAGGCTCTTTGCTTATTTTAAGGGCATCAATAAACTTTTGCCTTTCATCCTCAGTAGCAAATCTGTATCTCTCAATATTATTTTGATCGGCATGTCCATTATTTAAATGTAAATAACTCCCTTTTTTCCAAGAGGCATAATGAGACGTAAGGTATTTTCCGTTTGTATTTAATATGAATAAGTAATCACCTTCTTCATTGCTCAATACATCTCCGTCCTTGAATGTGGTATATTCCGGAATATTAATACAAAGCCTACATCCTCTTGTTCCTATCCCATCATCAGAGAACCAGTCTGATGTTATACCATAATCAGAACAAATCACCCCTAGTGTACTAAATTCTATCCTATCTTTATTATAATACACTAACTTTACCTTATAATTATCTCCGACCGTTACAATCTCACCATTGCATTCACCATTGCTGATTTTCTTTGCCAGCTCTAAATCAAATGGTTTTGTTATCATTCTCTTTTCCATAATTTTACATGTATTTTTTATAGATACCATATCTCCTTTTTTTTAATATTCATATCTTCTTATGTGTTTATATATTATTTGCCTGCCCAGCCAATCCAACAAACATGAGCGGACGCCTCGCTTCCCTCCGCACGTCTTACCTATACACGCCGGCTCCACCGGTAACGCCGCCCATGACATCTTGGATGTCTCTCCCGTAAATCTGATAGTGATTATGTGTAGACTAAAAATTACTTTAACTCAAATTTAATTCCTTCCGGGAGTTGGGAGCGATCCACGTTATTCACGAAATCATCAAACTCTTCTTGTGTGATCTTTTCCCCATAATCACGCCAGTTGAAAGATAAAGTGTTCGTGTGATTATAATATATCACATTATCGGTTGACAATCCATAATCAAATACACAGAGCATTACCTTTTTATCTGTTTCCGCTTCCCTGATTATCTTATCGTGTTGCTCACAAATTTCAGCACGCTTTTCCATCATCTTTGCCTTATGAGCCTCCTCCCTACGTTTTCCGATATTTTCTGCGGAATAATACCCGGCTTTAATGCGCTCTTCAATAATCAAACGTTCCTCGTCCGTTAATGTCAAAGTAAACCTTTCCTTTTCCGGCGTATACGGATTTACCCATTTCTTGCCACATAGGTCTTCAAGTTCCGCAATAAGCTCGTCTGATCCACGTTTCCATCTATCCACAATTCCCAGGTTGAAAAGCAGATACTTGAAATACATCTTATCGTCCACCGCTTCAGATAATTTGGAATATTCCTTGTCTGATATACGTAAATATTCAATAGCCACAGACTTATTGCTATTCTTTATGTGATACATACCATTTTCCACCGGATACATAGGAGCACCATAATGATTACAACAATGTAATGGTATAAACTTCGCCAATTCTGGAACATACTTCGCAATCTCATCGTGGCAGCAGCCTCCCATATACTCTTTATATATCCCATATTTATTTTTCCAACGAATGTCAGCGGTTATACTCCAATCACACATATTGTTATGACAATCATCATCTAACGATATTGTAGTCTTGATTTTATACTTATATCCGTTCTCGGTATAGTAATTCTCTTTTGAATAAACCAGTTTATTTGCTGTTTCCATACTATTTAATTTAATTGTTACACTTATGAAAAATAAAATCGGCGCAACTTCCCGCTATATCATTAGCGTCATTGCACCGATAAAAGCCTTCTGTTTCCAAGTCCACATCTACAGGATACCCTTCTGCTTGTTCCAAGAAATTATTAATTTCCCTTTCTTCTTCATCCGATAAATTAGTATAATCACCATTTATCAGAGCACAAGCCCAATAAACTGGAAGCCTGTATCTTATTACCTCTATATTCATAATCTCATCAATTTACAATGTGAATTTTCAAATACAGGAACCAAACCCTGCTCTCTGAAATATGCAGTTGCTATTTTAAAAGCGTACAAGGCAGGTCTTTCCTGAATATTTCGTGTCGTCTCATAAAGAGATATTGGCTGGCAAACATAGAATTTCTCATTACCAAGACACCCAAAAACCCCATCCAAATAACTTTCATCACAATTAGTGCCTCCCAGTATCAACAAATCACATCCTGTCTTTCGGATTCCGAGAATAAATGTCTTGTTCTTGTTTTCCGGAAGCATGAATATTTCCTTATCAATCTTAAACCAGTCACTCTGGTAACTCTCTACATCACGGCGAACGATCTCATCGATCTCACGAGCATATTCTTCTTGTGTTTTCATGCTATCTCATTTAATTGTCCAACATACACATCCCCATTCTCATAATAAAGTTGATCTTCGTACTGATTATGATGAAGCTCTTCACGTATAGCGTCTTCATCGTCAGCCCAATGTTCATATTCCTCATGCCAAGCCTTGAAAAAATTATTATAACATTTTTCTATTAAGTCCTCTAAAGAGAAATTCTCCGGGTAAGTACACCAAGTATCGTAATAATCAATTATTGGTTTAAGAAGATAATAATCATAGCACATCCCTGTTAATGGACAATTGTCTTCGTATCCCAATATTACCCGACTGCGTCTGCACTTGTAATTATATTTCCCATCTATATATTTGCCTGTAGAATAATATTTACCTTTCGTGATATGTGGCATAATGTTGTTATTGATATACCTGAACAATAATTTACCGCATAGATTCTCAGGGAATATATCACGATGATAATCTGTAGGATGTTCATAAATAGGATCTTTGTATTTAAACTCATAACTAAAATCATATCTCTCGTATCCAACTTCCCAACCATAAACCTTAGTATCTGTCAGATCTTCAAAGGCTTCCATTGACTTTTTATAGTCTATGTCATAAGCATCCATACATTGCTCCATTACATTCCAACGCTCACGCTCTATGATCTTTTCTTGTGAGTCTTTTGACAGCTCATCAAATTCATACAGTTTTAATACAATCTCTTTCATAATTCCTCCTCTTTTAATATAATTAGATCCCTAATGTCAATCGAATGACATACGTACCTCCTTGTGTTCACGTTTAGAGATATGATTGTGGCTATTCTCACGAACCACCACAATCCAGATTCAGATATCATTCATCCTTTATCTTTACGAATGGGTTTTCTACATAAAACTCCACTACATCCTTAGATTTTATAGATGTCACTATACCGGTGGTATTCACAAATCCATCTGTCTCATCCATTGCCAAATCTTCTATTTTATCTCCCGGTAGAAAACAAAGATTATAGTCTTGATCAATATACATAATCATCTTTAACCTAACCATGTCATCAATGATGCCTTTCATTCTCTCCACGACATCCAATTGATCATTACTAAGCATTAATCTACTTTTTGATGATTCCACTAACCTTATGTCTCCATTCCTGTCAACTACAGTTAAGTCATTGAATTTATACACATCTTCACGTGTTCTGTAATATGTTTCCTTACAATAAATTTTTCCTTTATCATCTATTTCAACATCAAAATATTCCAACTTATCCTTGACAGCTCTTCCGTTTTTGTATTTCCACACATCACCTATTGGAATGAACCCATATAATGACTCAAAAACATCATATATTGATAGTCTTGTCTTAGGAATGCTCTCGCCCTTTTTAAAACATTCTTCGGACGAATAAAATAATTTCCCATCTAATGTCTTCTCAGTCCTACATCCTCCCCATGTTCCTACATATCTAACTACTCCATATGTAAAACTGATCAAGATCTTATCAATCTCAAACCACTTTAATCTTCCTGACATATCGTCAAAAAGATATCCACTCTCTAGATAAACCGATAAACATTCTCTAATTTCCATAACAATTTATTTTTTTTAATTAAACAACATCATTTGCCTTGATCACTATCCGTATCAATATTATGAACAAGCTCATATAGATCATAATCACTACACTCTGCTAAACATAAAGAGAAGACGTTCCTGTCGTTAATCAGGAAATAGCTATCTTCTAATATGAAGATAGATCTTCCTACCTCTAAAAAACAGTCCCATAACTCATTGCCTCTTTTATTGCCAAACACTTTCTGAAAAGTATGACGATCTGCCTTATTCTCGAATTTACGCATCCGTCTAATCCACTCATATCCGTGCCTCACTAAATCCAAGCCGCCGGCTTCATCGAAGCTCCCGTTTTTATCAATCCATTTATTTACATCTATCAACATACTCCCTTATAATATTACATTAAACAACTCGTTTAACCTATCTATCTCACTTAGGTATTCATCTTCTTTATCAAATCTAATTTGCGTCCCTCCCTCCAATCCAAAGGACAGGGTAAAGGATATGACCCAGCCCGATCCGTCCACGGCCTGCCCCTTGGGAACCCAAGACATCACCGCTTTCTTGGATATCCACCATCTCCCTATCTGAACGAAATCAGGATAGTTGTCCATTAAATACACCATCTGACTATCCATCTTATTAACATCATCAAAAGGCACTATATGATACTTGTTTCTTATCCTGACCTTCAAGAAGAGGTTATCCATATTATATGCCGCAAATGCTGATATCACGGAACTAGGATATCTAACTCCTTTTATTATCACCCATTTCATATATCACCCCCTCTTTATATAACATAAATTCATTGGATAAAATTTATCCGCGCTCTCTTTCCCGTCTCCTCGAAAGTTAGCCAGCCCGCATGTCAGGATGCTCACAAGGTTATCCACCACCTCCAACTCGCTCGATTTGAACCACGCCAACTGGCTGTAAGTTTCACCTATCCATATTATACTCATTCTCCCGTCCCGACTGACCTCCTTCACCAGCCCTATATGGTTTTTAGTGTCCTTAATCACATTTAATTCGTCAATATTTGTAAGCCGAACAAAATCCATCGGTCGTATCATTTTATTCTCGTCCATGTCTTTATCCTCCTATATTCTTTTTATTCTCTCAATTTACGCTTAACCTCTTTAACATATTTAGTAGAATGTAGTCCCCTATGCAATCTTATAGCCCGATCTATATCCTTTTTAGGATTATGATGAGATTGATATATCTCGAACATTTCCCTAGCCTTTACAGGATTCGTTCGATCATCGTATCTATACCGCTTTTTCTCCCGTTTAAGACACAATATCCTATTAACCTCATCTACATACACCTTTTTCATCTGCCACCTCCCTAAAGCCCCGGATGAGGCGTTATACGCCCGATCGTCATTCCTTGACTCCACGAAAGATAGGGCGGCCGCCAGCTTGTCCCATACCCGTGCCTCGACCACGGCAGGTCTTGGGGCGTGGGGAAAGCCACCGCTCCCTTTTGGCGGTGTCAGTATCACCATAACCATCATAAGCAAGTATCTTGTCATATCTTATCCATATCAAAATTATTACTCACGATTTTATCACCTATGTTAATCTCCCCATATCCAAGATATTTATATTATTTATTATACTTCTTACCCAAAAAGAGGATATAATAGCAGAATATTATGATATTAAGACATAAGCCTGTCTATTACCATACCACCATATTTATCCTCCGTCCAATATTATTCGTATCAGTACGCAACTTTTATTATTATGGTCATAAATACACTCAATTATCCCTTTTTCAAGCCACCATCGTCATTAAGACCATCAGCTATGGTCAATATCTTCGAAATAAGAGCCTTTTTAGACTTATATTCGTCATTTATGCTTATAATCGAGTAGTTGTATACCACGTCTTCTTTCGAGACCTCCACGCCTACGTATTTAGGCGCAACAGCATCCCTATGTAATACGATAAACGGGCTTTTGCCGTTCAGCTCATTTATCAACCGGTTAAACTGTCTCCTTGTCATCTGATAGTGATATTATTTCCTCCTATTGATGTATTGTTGCGTACGACCTTCCTCTATCTTTTCGAAGTAAAACTTATTCCCATATAACCTTGTAAAACAGATGTTATACCCGAAATGCTCCGCACGTCTGATCTGCGCATAACCTCTACTGATGTCCTTATCATCAATCAGCGTAACAAAACAATGTGATCCTACCTCTGTATTCAAAACCAGATTCTCCCAATCTTTTACCTCCATATCAAATTTCCTTAAATAATTTTTTGTTATGATTATCGCTATTATACCATTTATCAATATTATCGTACTGCTTTGGATAAACCCCATAGGCCTTACACCACCTAGGTAACGGCCCGCTCAACGCATCTAACGCCGTCGCAAGGTCGAACGTAGCCTCCTCCTTGATACAACACCCCGATCCACTCCCACGGCTCGGTATATAAGCTCTACTATATGCTACGCTCATCCCATATTCCCCATGACTCAGACGCCCGATGTTAGGCGAATCAGGGAAGGCGTAATACAACGTTGTATAATCACCCTTACTCCAACTTCTATTATAAGCATCATCCTGCCACGCAAAAACCCTGCAACCGGCTTCTTTCAGTTTCGCTGCCGCTCTTTTTAAAATATTGTCCATATTATCTATATTTAATTAAGTTGTGTCAAGGCGCCGGGAACCGACCCCGGATCATATCCGCACACGTACGATCATGATATATCCTTCCGCCCCGCCAAGGTTTTGGTTCAACATTAACAAACTTTCATATCCTCACACATCTTAAAAAAGACCTCTCTTATGATCTTCTTGTATAAGATGTATATCTCATCATCATCCTCATCAAACTCTACTCCCCATGAACGTAATAAATATCTAATATCACAATCCGCTATATGAATCCTGAATATAGACGGAACGCTCATTATGTAATCCTCAAAAGCCTTCTTAATTCCATCCCTTTTGATATGTTCTTTATACTCATTCTTGAACACACTAAGCATAAAAGACATATATTCCCTATCGTATTTAAACTGCTTACCATAATTATCTGTATCTATATGATCCAGTATATATATCTCTATAGCGTCTCTATCGTATTTTGACATACTCCTTCCTCCTCCTTTTGATATTTTATAACCTTTTTCTCCCCATACGCTTTCGCTAACTGGATAAGTTGACCGGTAAATACCTTGGTACGGTGTTTTACGATCTTATCCACCAGCTCCGGGCATCTGGTTCTCCATCTATAATTAACCTCGCCCTTAGCTTTCTTCTTGTAATACCTGTAGAATGTTACGGCTACTACCACTTCTCCATTCTGCTCGAAAGCAACCAAATCGTAATTGTTGTAAACTATTTCATTCATGTTGTTGTTACCCATTTTATGTATCTAATCACTTCTTTAGGCAAAGACATTATATCCTTCACTCTTCTCCCTAAGTTGTACATACCTCCCTTATGAGGATAATAGTCCCCTACATACATCCCTATTCCTTGCGGATGCGACGGGTTTTCGTTACAAGTGAACATCGGATAAAATAAGATTCCTCTTGAATCTTTATTCCTGTCACTTACGCATACAATAGTATATCTATCAGCGACCTTCTCGCCGAAATCATATACCCTTACCTTTCTTTTTACCCCATCATTGTTCTCTATGATATTATTCATGATGTTATTTATATTAATTAATTTTCTTTCCATCAGCGGTATATGTGCCATACCATCCCCTATCCATATTTACCACCTCAATATGATGTATATGATAACAACCATTAGCTATTCTACCGCAATTGGCTATCACCATAGCTATATTCCTATACCCAGAATCAATGAAAACACGAGCCAACCTACACCCGTTAAATATAGATACCTTGATATCGTCTTTCTCTTTTATAATCCTTCTCATATCATATCCTCCTATCAAACTAATCTATCCTTTTACCATAATTAGTATATGACCCACACCATCCACGAGCCTCATTCGACACCCTAATATGATCAATGGGCTTATCCCCGACCATATTATTGGCGTACGATATTACATCCGACATACTTCTGAATCCGGAATCCTTAATGGATTTTATAAGCGTCCTATCATACCCGAATACCAATATCTTCACAATATCTCTTTCTTTCACAGTCCTTCTCGCCCTCATAACATTCTAGCCATAAAATAAACAAACATAAAATCCACCTTATCATAATCCACCCTATGACCGGTTATCTCGAATATAACCCTACGCTTTTCTACAGCCTGTATATTATCTAACTGAATAGCTATGTAAGGATATTTCATAACTTTCTCTCTATTGATATTATTCAAAATAGCGTTGACATCTTGTCTGCGAAAATACATATTTACCCCTATGTATGTGGCAACCAAAAGACATTCGTCTATTATCCCATCAGTATCGAATAACAATAACATATCATCCTTCTCGACAGTATATTCCATATCAAGAATCTTGATACGTTTGCTTCCGTCCTTCTTATCAGCTATAAGAATCTCTATTATATCCTTATCGGTCGTAAGGATATAATACGCCTCATCCTTTGTAATATTATCACGAAGGTAAGATAGCGCTTCATCTTGTAATCTTAGTAGTTCTATTTCGTCCATATTTATTCCTATTGTTGCCAATGGAAAAGGGACGGCGCTGACGACAAGGCCTGTCCAGCCTCCCCTCAGCCGCCCGCATTCCCCTTGGTATCATTAACCACCTCAAATAATCTCATAATCGAATTTCACATTAACACTCTCATCAATGCTCAATTCTTTCTCCATCCCAAATACAATCTCCCTTACCGTATCAAAACCCAATAATTGATCTTCGGGATTATTCACAAACTCTCTCCGGTTATTCTTTCTAGGTTTTCGAGATGTAAGAATATATTCCGAACAACAGCCTCCCTCAAATGTCCTTACCCTAGAATACCATATATCACCAGTTCCGTACTCAACACATATATTCATGTTTATGATAGTATTATTCCACGCTTTTTCCGGGAAATGCTTGAATATCCTGCCAACCCATTCAGTGTCAATACTTATATACGGGGAATCCAGATCCGACGTACCTATGGCATCCGCATATAGGATAATCTCTTTCTTACCCTTAAATATTAAGGCTTTTACATTAATTCCCCTTTCCATTGATAGCCTCTAATTCTATATTATACATGTCAATCAGTTATTAAATGATTACATACTAACTCAGCCTCTATTCTATTGGTATATAATTTATATCCTTCTAAAGTGTCACGATCGCCTTTCAACCAGACACCAACCACATGATAATTTCCGTAGTAGTTATTCCCAGCTATATACCAGTATCTAGTATAGCCACAACACGACATATATCTATCGTATATGTCGTCAAAACGATTCACCTCCCGTTTCAATTTGTCATAATCAGGATTCAATACATCCATCGACATAAGAGCCTGATGCAATGACATCTTTTTATTTAAAAGTTCTTTTTGCAATTTTCTCATATCTTCATTTTTTAAGCTCGTCCCACGAGACAGGACGGCGCATGACCAGCGAAGGTATCGCCACGCAGATCAGCCGCCCGTTCCCCTTGGTATTATTCTGCCACCTCTAATTTCCCGTAATAAGGATAAAAACAACCGTCTCGATAAACCGAATATCTGAGCGTTTTATCCTTTGCTTCATAGATGGAAACACAACCGCTGTTATAAGCGTTGGATAGTTCTTTTGCTACAAATCCACCTATTCGTTTATAGGTTTTAGGCGTATCCGCCAACGGCCTGCCTACATATATTTTTACCCTCTTGCACTTTTTGTCGCCTACGCATATATCCTTTCCTCTAAGCTCCATTAAATAAATGAATCTCATATCAACCGATTTTAAATCCAACATTCCTCTACCTCTATCTCCATACGATCCTCCCAATTACATAAATCAGGGTTCTCTCCTTCATAAAAGTAATAGTAAGCCCATACTTCAATATCGCCCACTTTTATGCATCCATCACTGCACCATTCCACAATATCGTCATTCCTGCATACGTTTGTCGGTTCAGCACCAAGCGACAATAGTTTGTTTATTATATTGTCACCGAACCTTTCTTTCGCTTCCTCTTTCGTCATATCACTATCAGATTTTTAATATTACACTACCGCCAAAGGAGAACAGGGAACGGACGACCAGCGGGGCCGACCCCACGCCATCGCCGCCGCCCGTTTCCCTTGGTTCCCTCCGCATCACTCCCACACCAACAGACAATATCTACCACCAATAACACCCTACCCACCATCGCTCGCAACCGCTTTGCGTTTCCACTTAACGGTAAAGTATTACCCCTGTTTAGAAAGGAATCCTATTGATTGAAGATACTCCCATTGATTGGAAGGTATTTCTTTTGTTGATTGAAGGGGTTTTCCTTGGTTTTCCTTGGGTTTTCCTTGGTTTCCCTTGGTTTCCCTTGGTTTCCCTTGGGTTTCCCTTGGTTTCCCTTGGGTTTTCCTTGGGTTTTCCTTGGTTTCCCTTGGTTTTCCTTGGTTTCCCTTGTTTGGAGGTGCACCCTCCCGCAAAACAAACCAACCCCACCAACTCCCAGCATAAAACCCGAGACCTTCCTCCCGATTGTTCCACGTGGAACGCCCGATTAGTCTAGGATGTCGAGATCCTTGTTCTTGATTGCCTTATATACTTGCCTAATACAATGTATTGATAATAAAACCAATAAAGAAACTATGATTATAGGCAGAGCGTCGCCCGTAGCTATAACATACCGCCCCAACTCAAAAGCCATGTACCAACAGAACAAGGCAAGTACGAAATATATAAATATACCCATAAAAAATACAATAAGTAATCGTGATTTAAAAACAATACTCAAATAATACAAATAATTGAGTATCAATAACATAATATACATCAATCCATAGAGCTTCCTCTAAGGAAAGATAAGCCCAGATATAGATAAAAAATATACAATAAGTGCCGCCTATTATATACCTTTTAGGATCGATTCAAGCGCAAACCATACATAAGGACACAATATACCCGTCAGCATGGATATATATGTATACAAAATAATGCTAAATAAAGCATTCTACTTACACATTTTCGATCAAGGCTTAAAATTTGCCGCCTCAACACTTTTATGTGTAATCAAAATATATACATATGCTATCATTTTGTAAAATTAGGCACAAAAAAAGCCCTTCCGTCCTATATCACTACGGTACGGAAGGGCACAAACTTTAAAATCAAATAAAAACAAACGATCTATTGTCGCAATTTGTTTGCCATGTAACTAACACGTTTCTTCTTGCATTTGTCAGAGTCCCTGCTACAATCTAATTTATTAGACTTGTATAGATCTTTGGTAAGCTCAATATAAAATTCCATTTGAGACTTTCTTACGGCCTCTAAAGCCTTTTCTTTTTGAATAGATATTTTCCTATTCAAATTATCAAATTTCTTTTTGTACATAATATATTCATTTAATTACACCAATAAGAATACGGCACGGCTATGAAGGCACAAAACCGGCGTTATCGATACTGCCAGCCGGGCACACCACACCCGCTCGATTCCCTTTGGCTTTGTCCCTTTGCCCCGAACGAACGAAGCCAAATACGTACATACGTCACCCGTGATACGTACCGACAAGGCGTAATTAATCCGTCAATTTAAAGCAGATAAATTACCCTTGTAAGGGTATGTTACTTGTTAGTCGTGCATATAAATGGTATTTAAGCAACCCAAATAAACGCCGCTTTGATACATTGGCACGGCGATAACCCCGTTATCCACTACATACGTGCTACTCTCGCAACGTACATACATACGCCCTATACATGCGTATATACACCAATATACCCCGTGTTTACACGGCCTATCCGGAAACCGGACGTATTAACCCGTCTTGATACAAGCCCAACGAATAACGGTTCATACTACGACCGAATACGAACCTAAACCACATTGCCAAGAGGCGGCCTATTTACACAAGTTATCGAACGCCAACGGCTATACCCCTACCCACTTGTGTATGCTTATATCAATATGTCAAATATCGTACCTATTTAGTCTAAACAGTGGCACGGCGTGAACGTATAGGAATTACCACCACGACGCCCCCTCAATCAAATAGGGGCGCCTTTTACTTTATCTTTCATTTTTTGGATGTGTCAAATAGTATGTAACGCACTTTGCAATGAGATTAAATGTATACCGTTTGATAGGAACCGCACATTTTATAATACGTTTGTCTGCACCGTTAAACGACTCATAATATATACCGCCATCATAACCCAGAGGCTCGTTATATCCAAAGCGTTTATGAGCTTTGCCTGTTATCGCCATATCTGCCACCTTATCCTCTGGTAACTTCGTGTTCTTATCCTGATCCTGTTTATCAACATATACCCTTTCAATCTCCTTGTAAGCGCAGAAGGTCTCATCTACACGTGGCAGTATATCTCTGCAAAGTTGTATTACGACCTCCTTGTCCTTTGCCAAATTGACTAAAGCGGGGACAATCGATTTGTCTACCTTTATGTCATTTGCTTTCAAGATATCGTTGATTTCTTTGCCTGATTTAAACAGGTTACACCATGCTTTAACCGCACCCGTCAACGTTTGCTCATTTGATTTTTTTACCTCATTTTGTACTTTGTTAACATCTTTACTTGTCATTAGATTTGCCCTTGCCCTAGGGACTTGTATAGGCATCTAGCACGCCTTGTTTGTTAATATTGTTATCTCACATTGCAAATATAATAAATGTTTTATTTTCAAACAAATATTATGCAATAAAAATTCAACGATTATATATAATAAAACTAATCAAATGTAAATGTATATTAAAATATTGGTTTATATAATTGATAATCAACAAGTTAAATACAAAATAAACATTCTTTTTTCGGCTCGCAGATCGTTTGCCGTTCCTGTTTGCCGTCTTTCGTGGATTGGGGGGGGCTGGTCCAAAAACGGCAGCCCGGCCGGGCCGATTTCGGGGAGGTGGTCCGTCCCGCATATCCCCCTCCCATCATACCCCACCTCATCTCTCCAATAATGTCCCGCATACCCCAAACAATACCCTCATCCTTCCAATAACGTCCCGCATATCATCCTCCCCGAATATCCCTCATACTTCCTCACAACCATATCACCCTCCATCTCATTTAATTTGTTATATTTGCGATATAATTAAAACATAATATATTATGAATAAAGAAGTTAAATACATGGGGGGGGGGGGGTATTTTAACCCTCAGATAAGGAGGGGGTATGTTTAGGCGCAGGACTTCTTCTTCCGGTAAGATCCACTACCGTATTAATATAGACAAGAGCATGTGTCCTAATCCTGTAGATATATATATTGATGGAGATACATATCAATCTGATTTTAACGGATCTTATCTTGATATATATCGCAATAAGAAGATAGAAGTTATAAGAATAGGTGGACAGATAGTTTCAAAGGATCAACAATATGAGTACAACATTTTATTAGGCACGACTGGAGGTGTTTCAAAAGGGACTCTCACGTATCTATATAATTCTGGTGTGCATTGTGATTTAGCTGATACGGAGTTATACGGGAATAGGATAACTAAATTTACTCCTATAACGGAGATAACCGATCCTGAGGAGATTATCAATTTCACTTACATGTCTGAATTTTATAATCAGATTACAAGTAACAATCGTATAACTTGGCAAGGTGATCTTATAACAAATGGTTATTGTATAACAGCCAATGCCTGTGAGGGATGCCAATCTGTTGCCGTTGGAACTGGCATTTACAATAACACCTATAATGTAAATATAGTAATTGTAGTACCATCATAATATATTGTGAGGAGGATGTAGTACCAAAGGGAGGTAGGCCTCCCTTCATCCCTCCGGGCCTACCCATCGGGGCTTCCGCCGGCTACTTCCCTTGGTATATATCTTTATGGGATAATTAGATAGGTGGTGGCACGACCACTACCTTAATATTATAGATCTCGTATCAGTCTAATTCTTTTAGGATTTCTTTTATCCGATACGCCTACTTGACCGTAGCCTGAAACCGACCAATAATTTCTATCATTACATTCAGAGCTTGTCATATACGCCTCAGTTGAGGCTTGGAACATCTTACCTCCAATAAGATACAATATATCATTTATATCAACCATCCTCATATATACCAATGACATTTGCGGACAAGAGGGGATATACCAGTCATCGAATCCAAGGGCGTCGCTACTATTTATGAATCCATTAAGAAGATTGCCTGAGATAGCATAAGATCCTTGTTCTGTGGCTCCAATCTTTTTTAATACCTCTGAATTAGATTTGCCATTCCAATCAGACATCACTCCGGTCCATTGAGATATGTCATTTGGTATATGTGGCTGACCATTATATACCCCGGAATTACTCATAAGGTACGCTCTAGTAAGGCCTTGGTAATCGTAATCAATAGTATCATAATTAGGGATCTCGTATTGATCTACCAAATATTCTCCCCATACAAAGTTATCACTGACCAACATACCTTCTGTTGCCTGTTTATAACTAGGATTTTTACTCTCGTTTTTTTTCTATCATAATCCTATGTTCTTTATGTATCAAAGCAACTCCAATACATTCGGCATCCACCTTATTAGGTGGAAGTAACTTTAGATTTTCAGCAACTCCATATACTCCATTGCTGGCGTTAGACGGATGTATTCCTGATGAATGAAATCTTCTTCTAAGCATACTAATAAATTTTTATGGAGGACGAAAAATACCCCCCCCAATTGAGTTAATTTTATTTAATATCATATTATTATGCATTTTGTACATACAAATATATAATTTATTCTCAGATCATGTCACTGAATCCAAGAGAACGAGCTGGCCTCCATCCTCCCGGGCATCCCCCGCCCTCCCACCGCCTCCATGTTCTTTTTGGCTTCCTTCTGGTTTTATCCTCAAAATTTCATATCTTTGGGACAAAAAGATAATCATGTTTAGAGACATACTTCATAAGCTTAAGATCTTCTTCTGCGACGATGATGTTGAGAAGATATATGTAAGGGACAGTACGGTTATCCGCAACAACGAGATCCATAGGATGTATAATGAGATACTGGACGAGTTAGGCGATTTGGCTACGGTCGTTTCAAGGAACTACGTATATGGTAAGATAAAGGACAGGACTGTATTAAGTATCCGTCATATTAGTAGGATAATAAACCATACTAAAGTTGAGGAGATATGATTAAGGACGTAATGGAGAGGGATATGATAAATGAGATATCCACGTTGTTCGTGATGATATTCATGTCCGGGTTGATGTTTGTCATGCCGATGTTAGATATAGAGTGCGATGATATTGCTATCATAATAGGATCAGGAATAATACTATCTTTTATACTAACCATAATACCGATCTTGCTTTCTTATGACATAAGGGATGAGATCATTGAGTTGATTGAGGATCTGGATAACCAGATCGTGGTAGACACTTCGGTATATAAAACGAACCTGCCCTAAGTAATTCCTAGGGCAGATGTATAAAACTAGATATTCCTTTTAATATATTTATCCATAAGGTCTATGGATAATTTAGTTCCCAGCTCCTCCTCCAACAGGTTAAGGTAGTTCTGGTGCAGGCATCCACCCCGCTCCACCTCCCTAAAGCCGGCCCCGTCCCGGATCCTGACCAGCCCTTTCCTTGGATCCGTATCGATCAGATCCCGAAGCTCGTTCATGTTCTTAAACCGGCTCTCTATTACCTTAAATACATCGATCTTAGGTTTCTTATCCTTATCTTTGGACTTTATCTTAACTCTTCCGCTCATATCGATTATCCAGTAACCTTGCATGTAATATGATTCATGTTATTATTGCCGCAATAAGCGCACATAGACGTGAAAGGTGAATATACCCTTCCACATACCGGACATTTCCATCCATACATAACAGGATTTGATTGTTTACCTGCTTCTCTCAAACTTTCATTAGTCGTAGTTGACGTATTCCTATCTTCCATATCATCAATTATTTACCCGTACTACCAAATCCATTACTTCCTCTATCAGCCGTTCCAAGATCTTCTAATGATTCCACCTCATCCCATACGATCCGTTCCCGTCTACGGATAAGCAATTGAGCTACTCTATCTCCTTTAGAATAAGAAGGATCTCCATAACGATCTATACGTCTACATACTACCATAATCTCCCCTCTGTATCCCTCATCCACAGTACCCGGAGAGTTTTGGATAATTGCCTTGGTTTTTGTGATACTACTACGTGGACGGATTTCCATCTCATAATCCTCAGGTAAAGCTACATGCACACCAGTATGGTATATAATCCTACCCCCGTCAAGTTCTATGTTTTTAACGAACAGATCCATGCAAGCGTCCTCCTTATGTGCGTACTTAGGCAATATCGCTCCTTCTTCCAGCCATATTTTGACCTTACATGTATCTATATCATTAAGTAACTCAATTGCCTCGTTATAGCTCATAGGCTGTTCTGAGGCCAACGAAATGGCTTTTGCCAATACATTTTTGATCTTGCTCATCTTATCTTGTTTTTAAATTCCTTTCCTTTCGGACATTGTAATTTACATTCCTCGCCACAAGCGGAACAGTTGGGTCTCATTCCGGGCACCCCTCTTCCCCCATACGGCCAGTAGGCATAATCGCAGACGCTCCAGAACGCCTCCATCGCCCTGATCTTGGCATCGACGGTTATCTTCTCCTTCACCTTTTTCATGCTCTTCCTGAACTCATCTTTCATATCCTTCCCTTCTATCTGTCTGGCCTTACGTCTCTCGTTCCACCAATTGTAGTAGAATTTGTCTGCCATCTTATAAGCTTCGGGGTCAAATTTATCACGATGCAGGATAGGTGCGTCCTTGATCTTTCTCAAATTCCTGCCACAAACATAAGCAAGCCCGGCGTACGGAGGTATGTCCTTAGGATCAACCAACCCATCCGGCACGCAGTAGTAGAAGTAGTTGGGGCGGCCGTACCTGACCCAGTCCCCGGTCTCGTATAGGGCTTGCTTCCGGGCCTCGAACCAGCCTTGCATTACTTGGTGCTTACCCTCTTTCTCGAAATCCTTGTTATAGTCAGCCAACGAGATCTTTACCTCAACCTCATAAGCGTACATGGATCTGGTTATAGCCAGATAATCGGACTCCCAGTTATAGACATACAAGTTGTTTATAATCCATCTAGGAGATACCAAGAACTGTCTGTTAAGGATATCCAATATCCCTCTTTCAGTGTATTCAGCACCTTTATTTGATTGCCGTGTTCCCATCTCCTGTCAGAGGATTATTCCTTAACCCAACCGCCATTATAGCGTTCGATACCAATCTCCGTAATCCACCCATATCCTTATCATGGAACGAGAAAGTAGTTAAGTTATGTGATTCAGTAATCTTATCATAAGACTTTATCATCAACACAGCCACATACTCACCAATCATCTTCCCATTCATGATATCAAGATCGATTATGCCGTGATCTATTAGATCAACCACATCCCATCCTGATGGTAGATACGTTTTTATTTGATTAATGTCCATCCCAAATAGTTATTATAAATAGGAGGGCCGTGCTACCCTCCTATAGATTACACACGAAAAATAGAACTGAAAGCGATCTTAAGCACGTAAGATTTTGTTGATTCCCGTAGGCTGTCTACCGGTTATCGTTAATTACCGACCTACGGGAATATGTTTAAGAAAACACCATGTGGGGAGTGGGGGAATCGAACCCTTATCCACGCTACGATTAGGAATCGTAAATTCTATCCGTTAAATTAACTCCCCTTTATTCAAAGATCTATAAATTGTATATAATTACCAAACAATATTTTAGCGAATCCGGCTGGAATCGAACCAGCATCTCCAATATTATGGTAATCATCCAATGATCCTCGGATCCATATGTCCCGATCCTCCCGGACAAGGACATCAAACAAAATCTAAACTCTAAATCTAATGACAAAACTCTATGCTAGTTTTTCCCCAAAAAAATAGCGTGGACCCGGCCGGGCTTGAACCGACAACCTTCTGGTTATGAGCCAGATGATCCAACCAATTGATCTACGGGTCCTAAATAACCACATCGGCTTTCACAAGAGGATGTGGATCGGAATTTCTCGAAAATTATATAGTAATATCATGAAACTATTGTCCAACATTCTAGCATATAGCACCAATCCTCGAACGGGAACGTCTCCACGCCAGACCTACCCCATCCCGTCCCCCAACTGTTCTGTAGGACGAAGCCGGCCTTGTCCCAGCCGGTGAGGATAACGGCATGACCTCCCAAGTTCTGCCCTTGGCCTTGCCAGAATCGATTACCATAATTATAGCAATACAGACCTATAACCAGAGGCCCATTCAGCATCAACGCCACCTTAGCTGATACCGGATCTATGATCCTAGCGTAGCTATTTATCTTCTCCCCGTCAACGCCAACTTTCTTTATAGCCTTGATAGCGTCACGAAGAACCATCCCGTCCTGATCCTTATCCTTTCTCAGATCATATATATCATAAGGAGAGATCTTAGCCGGTCTTTTAACAGCCCTTATACTCTTTCTCCAATTAAGTATCTCAGCTAAGCTTACAGCGGCGCAAATAGGTGAAGAACCTTGATCCACTACGCTATCGACATTATTGATCTTATACTCATCAGGAACAGCCTCGTGCTGCATGTTCATGATAGCGTCCCTATCATCCGATGGTGATGGTATGTAACCTAGTCCGTATTTCATCACTTATCTTTTTTATGATAATCAATTATCTTGATATTAAACGTATCGGATCTTTGCCTAACCTGTATTGACCCTCTAGCCTTTCCCTTGGCGTCGTATAGGGCGGTGAAGCCAAAGTTATCGACCCGGCCGTCGTCCAGCGTAAACCGCCACTCCTTCCATTGGCCCATCACGGTCCCGGAAGACACTATGGAGTCCACCACATAAGATATATCAGTAGTATCATATTCCGTATAGTAGGTTCTTGACGTACTGCATCCGACAACCGCTAAGGTAAATAACGTTAACAAGAAAAACAAGATCTTATTCACTTTTCTTAGATTTTTTACGTTTCTTAGATTTCTTCTTATCCTCCGCCTTATTCTCGACATTTACGTCAATACCGGCATCAGCGACCTCAGGAGCGTTATTTTCAGGTATATCAATATGACCTGAGTTAGGATCCATCTTATCCTCATCAACAACAACCTCATCAGGAACATCGATGTCTAAAATCTCTGCCTCCAGATACTTGATACGATCTGACATAATTTTATTCTGGTCCTCAAGTTCCTTATATCTTCTTCTAGCCTCATCGAGTAATTTAGATGATAGTTTATGTTTCTTCTCGATATCCATATAAGCCCGTTTAAGAGTTTCTTTCTCTTTTACCGACTCATTATATAGCTCTCTTGATTTACTAAGCTCATTCCCCATCTTAACTATATGAGAATCCTTGGAATCTATATCCATATCAAGAGAATCGACAAGCGTATCAAGATACTTTATTTTCTCTTCTAATTCCGTTATCTTCTTGCGGGAATCCTCATAATCTCTTTTTAATCTACTTGAATAGCTAATAGCCTCATCAAGATCCTGATTTAGAGTATCTATATAACTACTCTTTACTATCTTCAATCCGAACATCTTCATTACTTTTATAAGTTCTAAAAATATCGGCTTTTATCTTGCCGACTATAATTAACTCAGCTATATGTTTGTCTTTCTCGACTATAGCTATATCCTTACGGACATTAGTGACCCTGATCATGATATTCCCGTTATTAGACGATACGAACGGTGATCCTACCAAAGTAAGTCCCGTATCGCCGATAAACGACGGCAGCATCATCAACACCCCTATGGTATTATCCGGGAACGATGCCCATACCCCTGTGTCTATATCAAGGACATCACCCTGTCCTAATGGGAAGGCATTACCCTGTTTAATAGGAATGTCCTTACCCAACGAGTTCCATGCTTTCGAGAATCTTACGGAGTTAAGGAAGATCTTTCCCTCTTTCTCCACCATCCCTACCATAGGTTCGCAATTCAGTCTAACCTCGTTTTGTTTATCATCCTGCTTCTCCTCAAACTCGTCAAGGTCTCTAGCTGATGTAAACGACTTACTCTCCAGAAGTTTTTTAATATCCTCAATGCTGGTCATTATAATTTGATTATTAAATAAACGATCTTCAATCCTAACTTCAAATCAGATGTCTTTTCGAACATCTCCCTAAGAGGTAAGATAGTAGCGTCAAGATCTGACGCTACCCATTCTCCATCCTTATAATACATATCCTTTTCCTCGGAATACGCTACACAAGGTCGATGCCCTAAGTTCTTCATAACCGTATCTACCTTATTTTGGGTAGGCATCGAGACACGGTTCACTTTAGTAGATATATTAAAATTACTTTCTATCATAAATTAAATATTAAATCTCATCTTGTCAATGAATTTATTCCAGATCATTTTTGATCTCGTGTTATTCAAACGATCATACTTCTTCTTGATATCTTCTAATATTATAGCATTAGCCTGATCGCATGATAATGGATCAACTATATAATAATCTTTTCCTAGTATATATTTTGTTAGCTCATCGAATGCCTTTTGCCCGTCGATAGGCACTAATGGTATACCATTGATCATATCCTTGCATTATAATCAAAATGGAAGATCATCCTCATCTCCAAAAGGAGGATATTGAGGAGGTTGCTGTTGACTTCCAAAAGAAGGTGCTTGGGCTGTCTGAGGCGGAACCTGCTGGCATGACGGTGGAGGCGTCTGCTTCTGGGCTTGCGCCTGATATGACGGTGGGGGCGTTTGCGTTGTAACCTCACCAGCATTGTTTTGGCTTTCCGAATGAGCAGGTTTCACACCATCTGTTTTAATGCTTTGAATATACTTATTAAGTACCTGATAGGCGAAAGCGTCTTGGGCGGTATAATCAAACTTCTTGTTACCCATAATATCCGTGCTCTCAACCCTGTCAGGCCATCCATTCTGTCCATTCTTATAATATTGCTGGATAAGCTCATCTTTTCCGTCTGGAGTCTCCCTAGCGTATGAGATAAAGAAATTGCCAGGAGCGTATTGCTCTCCTTTTTTAGTATGCGCAGGATTGATAACAATCTTCCGTTTCAGGTCGATATTAGGCAAGTATCTTACAAGAGACTTAACATAGCTGTTAATCCCGCCTCTTGATGTCATCAACGGAACTTTTATAACATAATTACCTTCCTCATCGCTTATCTTTATAAATAAGAAATTTGTCTTAGCGCCATTCATCTCCTGCTCTAATACAAAAATATCGGAAAGATACCCTTCTATACCGTTCCAGAAAACCCTCCAGTAGGATACGGCTCCTGTCTTATCATTTATATGTTCCTCGAAACCTTCCTTAGGATCTCTTGACGATTGATATAATACACCACCTCCACTTATATTAAAGTATTGTGTATTAGATGATAACTGATTTTCACGAACTCCCATATTATATATATTTAAACGTTAAACAATAATTGATGATGACAAGAAATACTCGTTCTTATTATCCTCCCCATAAACCTTATTGAAATGAGATTTATGATCATGCTCGATAACTATCCTATTCCACGGTATGCTTTTTATGATACCCAGATATCTTCCACATAACACGTTGCATACAATATCTTCACCATAATGAGACAAAGGGGTAAGTCTTTCCTTACATGATTTACCTGAAGACGGGCTCTCTGACATAATACCGCATCCTTTATCTGTAAATATCAACTTGCAATGATCGAACTCATTTACCTTAAGATTGTTTTGGAGGGCTTGGACGAGTAGATCCTTATCAAAGACATAGGTACTTGTTTTGACAAAATGCTCGTCCACGAACCTCCAATTTGGATAATTACCCTCAAAATGGGTCTCATACATATCCATATCAGGCGTAGAGAAATAAGTCTTAGTATCGTCCACTTTTATAGACAACATATCCGATGACTTATTGATATGCTTATCAAGCAATATCGCAGATTCGTTCGACACCGGGATAAACATCTTCTCTAACTTATCCTGATTAGGGACAAAATACCTGTAAATAGTATTTCTATCCGTACTTACTATATTAATATTAATATCATCAATATCAATGACCACATTCTCGATGCATGGATAAAAATCATCTACCTCCGTATAATCGCTGGCTTTGTTAAGAACCGAAACATAATCGCTCATCTTAACCTTAATTCCTCCATCAAGTATCTTATGTACCTGCGGGAATGTATTGATATCAAAAGCCGGACAACTATACTCACCAGAAGAATAGCGGATCGTTATCTGATCTTTTTTATCTGAAAGCAGTATCGTAATCTCACAATTCTTCTGTTTTTTCATGAACTTAATAAAAGAGCTTGCCTCTACCAAGAAAGATAAGTTAGAGTCAGCCTCGACCTCCAATCGCTCTATAACACATACCTTGGCATTTACGGAAGTGATATAAGCCAGATTATTGACAACATCTATCTTAAGATCCTTATAAAGGGAGTTGGAACCGGCGTTCTTAACCACCGTCTCCAGTTTACCCAACTTCTCATTTAATGACTTCGACAAGCACTTCAATACCATATAACATATTTTATTTGTTTATCAACCATAATTCATGTACAAGCTTTATAAAAAATCATACTCCGAAACCGGAAATGATTCCGGAGTATGAATCCCGATTATGGGATAAATCAGGATAAAAATCCTGTTAGTACCCATCGCCAATGTTACCAAAGGTTTCATACAAGCATCACTGTTTTGCCGAATACGCTACTCCTGTTTAACCACTTGCCTTAGAGCCTTGGGCTTGGATAAACACCCTAGGGTAACTATACATTCTAAGGTAACGTAGTGCTCTAAGCACTTAGGCTAATAACCTGACCGTTTCCGGTATATGTAAAATATTTTTCAACATCTTACATATTATCCGAGGTTATAATAAACAACTTTTACATGACATTGCAAATGTAATCATAATTATATTAATACAAATATAATAAATACTTAATAGTATTAAAATAATTTAAACTTACGTCTAATATACTCGGCTATAAGCGTAGCATCACACATTCCGTCTTGTATCTTAGTAGGTTGTACTCCTTTTCCTGACCATGGTTTCACGAAAGAGACCAAAGGGAAAAGGCGCATGGCGCATCGGATGGAGGTAGCCTTCGTGTCTAACTTCGCAGACGTATACACCCGATCGGCTGTCGTATGAAGCTCCTTCTGCCAGGTCTTTGGTTGCACCTCCTCGAACATGAACCTAACATCCGGGTGAGATCCGTATCGCTCCATCATCTCCACCATCATAGCGAATAGGGCGTTCGGTTCCCGGCGTCTCCCGCCAAAGGTGAAGTTGCTGGCGGCCGAGCTGTTGTGGATGCTGTGGACGTCCTCGACGGCGATCGCCAGCGTCCCGCCTCCATCTTCTTGGATCTTGTCAGCGGCATCGAGGAAGAAACTTGATATAGCCCTAAGATCTATATCTCCCTTAGCCGATATCCTTGGTGTCATAATTACCTTAACCTCCCCGTTCTCCGGGATCATAGACAATCCTCCGGTATCTATACCCGGATCTATTCCTATAACTGCATTCATATCAGGAACAATATTGAATTATTAATTTATCCTCAGTAATATCTTTAACCATATCACGCACATCATCCACAGATATACTGTTATATACGTCATATGAATCCATTATCCCATTAAATCTTGACATTACAAAAGATATGTAGCTCTCGTAGTAATCATCAATATTCATCATATTTAACTTATCAGATAACTTAGCCATCCTTAAGACAAGCTCTATATTGTCATTATTCGCTATATGATGAAAATTATTGACATAATCAATCGCACAATCTTTTGTGATGTTACATTTATCTGGACTTACATCAATTATTAAGCTAGCAATTATTCTATTCGAGTAATTCATGTATCTCTTGTTTACAGAATAGCATAATCCGTTATTTCTAAGATAATGAAACATAGAGAAATTATAATTGCCACACATCATAGATAACACGATAAACAATACACATAATTTCTTGAAATCACAATTATCCAATATAAACGACACATATAACTGTCTTGGGTTCTTCTTGTATTTATAAATACCATATTTAGGATCAGATACAGCAAATTCCTTAAGCTTATTACGATAAAATGAGTTGATATCAATAGTATTTGACAATTCTGTCATATCTAATACATGTTTATCCACGAAATCATCGCATCCATATAAATGAAATACTATCTCTGATTTATTTAATATCGCATCTCGACATAATGTAAGGTCATCTTCCTTTATTTTACCGACAGATCTTTTAGTACCTAATATATTTACAAAACAACGCTTATCTATTCCAGATAATTCTATAAGTCTATTATCATTAATCCATGATTCATCATTATCAATCTCGGTTAGTATAACATTCCTCTCGCTTTCTATAAAATCGCTGCTCATGTCTGGATTTACTATAGAATTATGAGCGAACTTAATACATTCATCAATATTGGCATCAGGTAATGCAAGTCCCTTGAATACAATTGATCTTTGATCGGTATATCCATTAAAATCAAAGAATAGCTTATCGCCAATGTTATCTTCACGTTTTATCGCTATATGCTCATAAAAATGAGGCAATCCTTTCCTTGACATTAATATAGATACAATATCAGGTATCTCAGCGCATACTGATCCAATAGGAATATTCATCCCGCTATCGTAATAAAAGCATCTACATCCTAGATCTTTTATCAGTCCTGTGTATATTCTCATATCTTGAGCGTATATAATGAATGAAAATCCTCCGGTCTGAACACCTGTATTGAGTCATCCGGATACATACCTATATAATAACCGTAAAAAGCCCGTAGAATGCCATTTTCTAGGCTTATATCCAAAGCCTTTACCTTGTTACCATCAACCATCACATCAAGTTCCTTGGTTCTTTGGGATATCTTGTCGAACCATTCAGGTACAGGATCAATACCGTACCTGAATGCGTTTACTGTTGATTTTATAGAGATATACGTACCCATACTATATAAGATTACAATCATCACGTTTAACAACCTTAAAATCACCATTGCGAAGGAATATCGCCACATCAGATCTCGTATACGTAAGAGGTGTATACGATACCAAATGATAAGAGGCCTGCCCAACGGCGGGGCGAACCGGTCTCAATACGGCTATGGCTATATCTCCGCCAAGTTCCGTGCCACCGGTGATACCCTGTAGGCACATGTATATGAATCCCTCATACTCATATCTCTTTCCGATAAACTCACTCATGGGAATACCTACGAACAGATAGTTCTTCACATTCCCTTTCTTAACCTCGACAGCGTTCTCTACACTGGACGGTATTACGTCTACAAATTTTACTCCTATTACCATGATTACAAATTCAATTTAGTTCTTAATTCTTGACACAATTCTTGATTATCCCTCATGATACTTAACGTATTATCCACTCCATTGCCTACTCGGACCTCTCCGTACCAGTACCATGATCCTTTACGGGTAAAGATACCGGTTTCCTCACATAACTTCAAAAGTTCAAGCTCCTTGTCAAATCCTACGCCATAATACAATGCTGTCTCTGCTATCTGGAAAGGTATAGCTGTCTTGTTCTTCAATACCTTTATCCGAACCTCATGACCGATAGAAGAGCCATCTTCTCCTACAATGACCTTCTTCCTTGACATCTCCATACGGATAGAGGCGTAGAATTTAAGGGCATTACCGCCGGTTGTTACCTTAGGATCACCGTATATTACACCAATCTTCTCACGATACTGGTTGATGAATACCAGAACACAGTCACTTTTGTTTACGATCCCGGTAAGAACTCTCATGGCTTTTGACATCAACCGGGCTTGTAGTCCCATGTTGCTATCTTCCATATCACCCTCGATCTCCTTCTTAGGGACTAGATTCGCCACGGAATCCACGACAATGAAGCCTACCTTTCCGGACTCCACCAGCTTGGCCGTGATATCGATAGCCAACTCTCCGTAGCTTGGCTGGGAAATAAGGAACCGGTTAACGTCCAATCCCATCTTCTTAGCGTATTCGATATCAAAAGCGTTCTCCACGTCTATTATAGCTACCAGCTTATCGGGGTGCTTTTTCTGGAACTCGATCATACTTAACGTACACATCATGGTCTTGCCACAAGATTCCATCCCGACCAGCTCATGGATCCGGCCTACCGCCCATCCGCCGCCGAGGGCTTTGTCCACCACCAGCGAACCAGTGCTTTCCCTTGGTATGGATATTATAGGCTTATCATCGCCGAAGTTCATTATCGAGCCTTCTCCAAGCTCTTTATTTAAAGATGATACTAACTCATCTACGTCTGAAAAAAGTTCTTTCTTAGCCATTATAATCCAAATTCCTCGAAGTTAAATAAATCTTGTTGTTTCTTAATCATATCCTTCCCGATATCAGATATCTTTTCCGGATTCAAAACACCTTCATTCTCATCCACCTTCTCTATAAAGTCAGATATCTTATCGCTTAGCAGTACCATATCTTCCTTAGGCACTGATTTTAGATAAAGCCCGTCTATAGACCTACATCTTGAAAGAGCGGTATATATCTGCCCTATCTCGAAGGCTCTGCTGATGTCTACAAATATATTATCTAAAGTCATTCCCTGGGACTTATGGACAGTTATGGCGTATCCTAACCTCAATGGATATTGTATTATATAGCCGCAAGAAATGCCTTCAAGGGAATCATCTACCTGCTTATACTTCATCTTCTCCCACTTCTCTTTGGTTATCTCCACCTCAGTATCGTTATCTAGATGAACATATATCGTCTCATCAACAGTATCTATGCTGGTTATGATACCCATCGAGCCATTGACATACCCGTTGCCGTTTCTGGTTATTATGACCTTAGCTCCTACCTTTACTATAAGCTCATCCTCACAGGGCGCTACAGGCTTCTCCCCGAATACAGTAGCATCGAATTTAAATACCTTATTATTGATCTTATCAAGATTAGTCTTATTTATCTCATAAGCTTCTTTGTTAGTTGAGCATATAATTATAGTATTATCCATATTATCCGGATACTTGACCCTACTATCCAATATCTGTCTTGACTCATCGGTAATAACCCCACATCTTATATCCTCAAGTACGGAAAGAAGCTGAGGATCTTTTTGACGGAATACGTTCTCGAAGGTAATGACCGAGAATCCTGACGCTCTTAATGCCTTTGATGAGAAAAAGAACCGGCTCTCATAATATTTGTCGATAAAATCATCCGCCGTCACCACAGGTGGTAGTTGTGATAGATCTCCAAACATAATCAACCTAACTCCACCGAAAGGCTCCTTGCTACGCCTGCATTGTCTAAGTATGTCAGCCACCTCATCAAGCAAATCAGGTCTTACCATACTGATCTCGTCGATAACGATAGTATCAAGGTTTCTGATCTTCTTCTTCATAAACGGACTTACATCCACCTTATTAGACAACATACCTCTCTCGATAGAAGGGATATAAGGATCGTTCTTTATAGAGAAAAACGAATGGATGGTCTGCCCTCCTGCGTTCAATGCAGCCACGCCAGTAGGAGCTACAATAACACATTTACCCAAGAACTTTACGATACGTCTCATGAACGTACTTTTACCACTACCGGCTCTACCGGTAATAAACAGATTCTCCCTAGTGGTGAAAATCTTCTTCAAGGCACGACCTTGCTCCACGTTTTTATCCACCGTCATAATATGACGAAGGAGGTCGTTTTCATTTCTAAAATCCTCTTTTACCATATCTTTTTAAGTTTATGGTACAAAGATACGAATAGTTATAATTAACTATTAAAAATAAATGTGAATAATATATAAATATTAAATTTTATATCTGATACTCAAATCATCCAGCTTTACTCATCTCGAGCCCTTTTACCCCTAAAAAGACGTCTTTTATAAAATCTTCGGCGATGATTATATGCATTATCTTTCCTCTGTATGATAGTCTTAGGTGTCCGATAGTTACGTTCTTCCTGTCTTTGGCATTCGCTATTCCATTGTTTTTTTTTACCTCGTCATACAAATCGGATATACTCTTCTTACACATGCCTAAGAACATGCTTATGTATCTGTATATAGTTGACTGAGATATCTCATGCATGCCTATTCCAGCAAGCTTCTTATTCAACTCATTAAGAAGGTATGCTACATTGAACTTAATTGTCTTTCTTTTAGTTACTTTGTATATATGATGTACGTTTCTGGTTCTGGCCCTGAATATTATCTTGGAAAGGATTCTTACCCGATCAAGTTTCCGGCTTTTGTTAGCCATATTCCGTCTTTCGTCTGAGCTTAAATTCTTATCCAGACATTTGTATACGGATCTTTTCTTACCTACGAATATTTCTTTCGTATCCTCATTCTTCTTAGCCTTATACGAGTAGATCATGATATCAGATAAAGCTATTCTTATCTCGCCCTCGGCATAAGCCTTAAGCGTCTTTAGCTGATAGTCTATATCCTCATGGCAATCCTCTATAACATGTCTGTAGCAGAAATAAGCTATGCCATCGGATAGGATATCTATAAAATCATCGGTATTGATCTCGATACGGTCACGGTAACCATCTCTCATCCTATTTCTTAAAAATACATGCTTCTGAACGTTTATGATAGTAAGATAAGCTACTATCTGCTTGCACTTCTTTTCTATAACCATACCAGAACCTCTGATATTATCTTTCTTATTCGAGTATCTTATAGCAGTAACTTTCTTACCATCCTTATTAGTGACAGGTTTATAATCAACAGGACATATAAGAGATTTAGCCGGAAGTCTTAAGCATCCAAGCTCATCTTTTTTCGCCTGTATATCTTTTGGGATATATGCTTCGGTAAGAATCTTATCGAAATTTGATTTCATTTTCTGTAAAAGTGCTACCTTTGTCTCCATGGTATTTTTTATTTGCTGCGAATATACAAGTTTCATCAATACGAAACAAGTTATTCGGATGGATGGGTAGCCTGTGAAGGTCGCCCATTTGTTGTTTAAGGAGGGTAGGTAATGTTCGTAAAACGCTGTGCGCGTGAACGATCGTTTTTTCTCAACCTACTTGTTACGCGCGCGTTAATAGGTATATTTATTAAATATAATTAACTCTATAAACATATACTACTTTCTAATATCTCTATCCGTACACAGAACCTCTCCTGACGTCGAGTTCCTGTGTACTCCACTTAAAGTCTCTATTTAATAAAACATTGCTTTTTACCGCCAAGGTATGATGCCGTTAGGCAGGATACCGCAGGCTAAACCTGGTAGAAGCCGTATCCTATACCGGAAGCCGGTACCCCGGTAGGGGGATCGGGTGGAGCATAAGCCAAAGAAGAAAAAGCGAGGTCTTGTGCGGTCGCTCACGCTCCGGCAGGCTAACATAACTCTACCGCCGTCCATGTCAATAACGTAGTCCCGACGGCACGATCCGGGATAACGGCGGTAGCCTTACCTTAGCTGTCCCTGTACGTCTCCCACCAACCTTTTTCCTTTGGATGCCTTGGGCTATATCCTTGGACGATGACGGCAGGATAGGAGGTCAACAAGCCAAAAAGAAAAAGGGAGCGGTCGCATCCCGTGAGGCAGGATAAGGCTGTCCCCCGCCGCCCACGCGCGTAGCGTACTTGAACTTCACTGTCCTCGCCATCGTAGCCTGCCGTAGACATACATGGCTTCGTTCGTCCTATCCCACCAGCTTTTCCCTTTGGATTCTCGTAAATACATGTTAGTCAGCATATATTACACTGATTATATCATATTTTGTTGACAATAATATTTTTTTAAAGTATTTTTGTCGAAAACTAATTTCATATGGCTGAGCAAAGGAAAGCTTTCGTATTCGCATTGCCTTACGATACTAGGTTGGATATGATCCAGCAGTTCTTAAGGATATACAACGGCTATCTGGATTCTAAGGGTAGAAGCTTGATCACCGAAAGGACGATAAACTTACTTTCTTTCTACATCAACTATGGATACTCTGATGATACCAGGGCTAAGTACATGGATTGTCATGGACAGAAGGAGTCTTACATCGCTGTCCTTAACAATGAGTTGAAGCGTGGTGGTTTTCTGGTGGACAAGAAGAACGGGAATTTCCGTACCCGTGAGCTGTCTATTGAGATGAGAAGCCTACGTAACTATTTCGTTCTTGACGGGGAGGGTGATGATACCCGTGTAATGGGATTCGTATTCAAGAGAAACAAATTGGATATTGATGGGTAGGAATCTTATTTCATTCGATAGGGATATCGTGGATGAGGTGGTAAGAAGATCTGATGGGAAGTTCACCAAACAACAGGTAGAGTGGTGCATGAAAGCATCCGTATCTTACATCCATCATCTAGCTAGGTATACTGACAATATATCTATCAGAATACCGTTTATCGGATACGTTATCTGCAATCTCCGTGAGATGCGTGTAAGACGTGATAAGATACGTCGGATATTTGTCAAGGAAGGTAATCGTTATCCGGATGAAAGGATGCCTATTGAGCTTGATTGTCTGGATAAGAAGATTAAGGCGATAGAGGATATGGAGGGGTTGAAGAACGGAGATCCTCTTATACGTGATAACCATGAGGCCATGTATCAATGTCGGTATGGAATGACATGGGAACAATTACAGGATTTTCAACAAAAACAATTTAAGAAATAATATGCAAACAATCGGTAAAGCCCAAGTAATAGCCCAAGCTTGGGAAGACAGTTTATTGGGTAGGATTCCTAAGGATGAGAAGGATTATCCGGAGTGGTACAAGAATCGTCTTGATTTATGCAAGAAATGTCCTAAGAACTCTTCTAATATAGCTTTCTTTAAGTTACCAGCTAAGGTATTGCTGCAAAGATTGATGGGAAGACAGGCATGTTCGTTGTGTGGTTGTTTTATCAAGGAGAAGGCTTGGATGAAGACCGAGGTATGCCCGTTGAAGTTCGTGGAAGGAGAGAAAGCCAAATGGAATGCTATGGAGGTGATAACGGCCGATCATAACGATTTTAATATCGAGAGCCCTAACGATTCCTTTGATATAGGACTTACGGATGACGAGAGCGAGTTTTATCTAAATATTTTTGATCAGAAAATAGGTGATAAGATAGAAATCGTGTTATTTATCACCCATAAAGATGGTTTCCATGTCAAGGAGCATCATCTTGGATGTGGATGTATGGGAGACGTTTCATATAACAAACATCCTGACAATGAGAATAGAACTATATTTAGGATGACGTTGGATACCTCAAAATATACGGAAGGTCATTTTGAGAAACATCTATCTCTTATAGGTTATACGAAGGATGATCCTGAACGTAATTTCAAACATTTCCCTCTACGTATTATAGGGGAAGCTTATAAGTAAATACTATGAGAAGTCCCGTAAGAAGTAAGATAGATGATCGTATCCATGCTCTTATTGTTATGGAAGTCGGTTGCCGTGAGTTGCCTGAATATTCGTTGGGTGATATAATTTACTCCGCTTTAAGGAGGATAGCTAGGGCTAATGGTGGTAATGTCCGCTTCTTGCGGGATGTTAGTACCAGGGATTTATTGAGGTCTATAGACCAAAGCATCAGTGATGAGATTGAATTAAATAATAATGATTATAACGTGTGATTATAATGGAAGAGGATAAGGATATCAAAAAAGAGATCAGGGATTATCTTAAAGAAGAGGCGGATACTCATATAAGGCATTGGATAGCCATAAAGCGTGAGAGCAAGCGTCTGTATAGCGATATTGAGGATAGGACTAAGAAGATAGCCCTTAAATCATCTTCGTTGATAAAAGAGGAGGATTTTGTCGTTCTTCATGAGATGACCCATAAGATACAGATGTTGAATATAGAGGCTGTAAAAGTCAATTCTAGGTTGATGTTCATAATCCAGTTGGCTACCAGCTTCGGTATGGATCTGGATTTAGATACGACATATGCGTCCACCGCCAAGGGTATTATAGAAGACAGGACATCTGGATTCGTGTTTTATGATGACAAGGAACGTCTGAGATATGCCGACAAGGAGCTTGAGGATATGTTCCATGACATGAGCGTGACGGAAGTAAGTAAGATCGGGGTTGTTCAGTCTTATGAGCTTCTTATGAAACAGTATAACGAGTTTAAGGATATGAAAGCCAATGCCACAGGGAAGACGAAAGCCGACGAGTAAGGACGCTGATCGGGTCAATGATAATCTTGAGGTCATAGCTAAGGCCATAAATGACGCTAAGACTTATATTGATAAACATCCTTGGGATAAGGAGAAGCCGGAGGATATGGCTAGGGCATTTGACTTCATATCAAAATTAATCGATAAGATAAATACATGGAATGATTCTTATATGGAGAAGAGCGGGATCATGGATGTATATAGGTCTGTAAGCAATGTCCAGAAAAAGGAACGTAAGGGTCAGGTTTCTGGTGGAATCGAGTCTGTTTTAAAGGATATTATGAAATGAGTCTAAGTACGAGTCCGGAATTTTATGTAAACATGAAAAATCCTCCTGTATGGAACGATCTGTTCGGTTGGGAGGATCAGGATGATGATGTTAAGCAGTTCTTTACAGAGGAGGCTTATAAGGTCAAGAACGGGATAACTATCAACGGTACGTTCATCCCGCCATGGCTTTATTGGCATGTTAATTTTTTTCCCGTATTTCAGGATCTTCCAAACGGGGAACGTGTGCCGGCGATCAGTCGTTTGCGTGACAACGAATGGTTTTTCGCCGAGATGTACCAACGTGCCCGTATGGAGAAGAAGGGGTTGGGGATGTTTGGTACTCGTCGTTTTGGCAAGGCTCTTCTGGACTCGGAGCTTATATACACTCCTTATGGTTCCAAGAAAATAGGATTCGCCGACATAGGAGATATCATATACGGTGATGACGGGAATCTTACTACCATAGTGGGCGTATATCCTCAGGGATTCGTTGATACGTACAAAGTGACCTTTGAGGACGGTCGCAGCGTGGTGTGTTGCGGGCAGCACCAGTGGAAGGTCAAGTATCATGGTGATTATAAAGTCATGAGTACGATGGGTATTATCCACTCTGACTTCTCTAAAATGACTATAGATATTGGGGATGCGGTTGATTTTCCTGAGCGGCGTTGGCTGATATCACCCCAGCTCATGGGGTCTCTGGTCGCATCCTTCCTTTGTGGCGCTACCGACAGGATCTTTGAGCTAAGCAAGAAGGAGATGGATGATGTCATTTATTCATCAAAAAAACAGAAAGAGTTATTTATAAGCTCGTTCATGAAGATCGCTTGCGGTATAAGCACCGGCGATGATTGTTTTAAGGTTGTTTACAAAAGTGAGTATATTATATCATTCGTAAGAAGAATATTCTGGTCTATGGGATATTATTGCGTCATGGATGGTGATGATATGTATATATCCAAGACCCATAACAGACTTAGGATATCCGATATAGATTATTACGGGAAGTATAAGGCTACTTGTATTGAGGTAGATAATAAATCTCATCAGTTTCTTACTACCAATTTTGTCGTATCCCATAATACGACCATCATGTCATCACTTCTCCAGATGAACGCTACCATGACGATCGGGCTTAGCCATTCCGTGGTAGGTTTCAGCGATAGCGATTTATCTAATATAGGTGAGTATTGTGAGTATGGTCTTGATCATGTGCATCCTTTTTTCAGGATTAACAGGACCAAGACCGATTGGAGTTCTGGTGTCACCTTAGGCAAGCGTATGTCCAATGGGGTTCGTGATGTTCATGCCATAATATCCATAGCCAACATCAACATGGGTAGGAAGACATCCACGCAGAAGACTGCCGGTCTGACCCCCGCCACGGCTATTTTCGACGAGGTAGGTAAGGGGCCTATCAAAAAGCCGTACACTGCCGCCATGCCGTCATACGACACTCCTTACGGCTGGCGTCTCAGTCCGATCTTGGCTGGTACCGGTGGTGAGGTGGAATTATCCAAGGACGCTCAGGAGATGTTCTCTGATCCTGATACATACAATCTTCTGGTCATGGATTGGGATATTTTAAATCGGAGAGCCATGAAAGGGAAAACATGGAAAGAACGAAAATGGGCGATGTTTGTCCCCGGTCAGATGGCTAACTCCGGTGTCAAGAGAACGATAGGGTTAGGTCATTATTTGGATAAGCCTGACGACAAGAAGCTTAATAAGATTAAGATTGATGCCACGGATTTTGAAGCCAGTACCAATAAGCTTAACGAGGAACGGAAGAAGCTATCTACGAAAGATAGGGTAGCTTATACCTCTCATACCATGTTCTATCCTTTTACGATTGATGACTGTTTTTTAAGCTCGTCCCAGAACCTATTCCCGGTAGAGTACGCTATCAAGCATAAGAATGATCTCCTTGAGTCGGGTCAATATAGCGGCATGTTGTGTGATGTTTTTCTTGAATCGGGCAATAAGCTTGGTACTACGAAATCTAATAAACAGCTAGCTGGTTTTCCGTTTAGTGGAGGTGTTATTGATGCTCCTGTCCAGATATTCGAGATGCCTCAATCCAATAGGTTTGATGATTTTATTTATGTGGCGGGCCAAGATCCGTATAAGCAGGCCAAGTCTGATACTCCTTCATTGGGATCCTTTTATATATTCAAAAGGCGTGTTGGTATCCGAGATCCTTATGCCTATAGAATAGTTGCCTCTTACGTATCCCGCCCATCATCTATAGACCAATTCTGCCGTACGTGCGAGGTGCTTCAGAAGGGATATGGTGCTATATGCCTTATGGAGAACGCTGACCAGATGTATGAGCAGTATCTTAATCGGAAGAGCGGTATGCCGGCATCTTTCTTCTTATTCGCTGGTGAGGCTATAGCCAATAAGTATGTGAAGGCCGGCTCCCGGCAGAATAGCAAGCTAGGGTTGTACCCTACCCCCGGCAACCAGAACCTTCTCTTCTCCTGTGTGGTGGATTATTGCTGGCAGGATTTCGTTATTGGTTATGATGATCAGACTGGTCTTGATATAACTGTCAAGGGTATTGAGCTGATCGATGATATAGCCCTATTGGATGAGATAATACAGTATAAGCCCGGATTGAACGTCGATAGGATAATAGCCTTCGGGCATGCGTTGGTTCTCGCTAGGTATTTTGATGATAATAACTACATGCCTAAATCGAAGATAGATGAGATGAATAACGCTCGTAAGGAAGATGCTTATAAACACCATGAGATATATGCCTCTGCATTTGGATCGGTATCTATAGGAGCTTTTAGGTAAATGAATGTCAATTAAACGCCTATCTTTGTTGTAAATAAAATTGAATAATCATGGAAGTGTTTAATAGAGATCATTCGTTTCCAGCAAAAGGAGCGTTATTAGGATTACCTCCTCAGGCTATTTCCACGAAGAAAAAGAACAGGAAATGGAAGGAGGATTGTATGGACGCTCTTGAGACGATAGGGTTGAAACAGTATGATCGTAACCAGATGTACCGTGACTATTATCTGATGGCGGATGGTAAGTTATCTTTTATGGAGATGGCGGATGTTATCCCTCAGTTAAGGAACGTGCAGAAGCTAAGGAGCGATATAAGGATACCTTCTTTCTTGAAGCATTATGATATCATAGGTGGTATCGTAAACGCCTTTGAGGGATGGCTGACAAACCTACAGGATAAGTATACGGTTAATGAGGTAGGTGATATGGCTATAAGTGAGTATGAGGATACGATGTCAAACTTACTTCATCGTCATATACAAGAACAGTGGGATATTATCGTCAATCAGCGTCTTGTGGAGGCTGGTCTTGATCCTACGTACAATGAGTTTAACTCTGAGGAGGAGCGTCAGGCTTATGTTCAGCAAATCCAACAGGCCAAGACGTCTATGACCCCTGATGATATCCAGAGGTTCATGAGTACCAGATGGAAGACGCAGGCGGCGGTATGGGGGGATCATACGATCGAGGCTGACCGTAGCCGGTTTTATATGGATGAGCTTGACAGGGAGAATTACCGGGATCGTCTTCTTAGCGGAAAGATGTTCCGGAACCATTTCGTTGGCTTCGACTATTATCGTCCGGAGGTGTGGAGTCCGATGGAGGTTTTCCATCCTGATGTGAAATACCCGCAATATGGATCTTATGTAGGCCGTCTTCATTATTACGAGGGTGTTGAGTTGATATCAAGATACGGCCATAAGATGACGGCCAAAGACAAGCGTCGGATTATGGGAGGTGACGATGATTATGAGGGATGGGTATCTAATGACGGTGCTAGGTATGATTGGAAGAAAAAGAAACCGTCTATTACCGGTATGTATGAGAATGAGGTTATTCCATGGAAAGGATACCATGACTATGAGTCTATAGTCGCCGCTGAGGACTATTATGGTGTGCCGATGGGAGAGTACCATACCTTCGGACCTGACGGGGAGGAACACACCCAGCCCCGCTTCTTGCCCCGCTTCCATCCCTTTGGATATTTCAACTCCGGTATGGCCGATGGTAAGAGATATGAGATAGACTCTCGCCTTTTTAGGGTTATGGAAGGATATTGGGTATCCATGAAACCGGTATTCTTAATAACTTATATGACAGAGACCGGGATGGTTGATCAGGAACTTGTAACCGATGAGTTGCTCCCGGAATTCTTGGAGAAGAATGGCATAAAGAAAGTAAAGAGGGTTATGGCCGATGCTGTTGGTGATCCTGAGGTGAACACCTATATCTTGGAGTATGTCCCTGAGGTTAGGTTTGGCGTTAAGATCACCGGAGGTAATTTAATGGATAAACCTATATATATAGGGGGAGATCCAATACCTCATCAGATACATGGTGACAGCAGTTTGTATGATTATGTCATTCCGGTGTCTGGATTCATAGGATCAAGCCTTGCCGATCGCATACAGCCGTTCCAGATGATGTATAATCTTGCTATGAACCAGCTATACAATAATGCGGAGAAGGAGATCGGTAAGTTCTTCTTAGGCGACTTGGGATTCCTGCCTACGGAATATAAGGATATGATGGACAAGAAAGGGGCTTTGGCTACTTTTATGCAGATCGTTAAGTCCGTATCGTTTATGGGTGTAGGTGGTAATGACACGAACAATCCTTACCAGAATCCACAGATGAGCAGCATATATAACCAGTTTGGTGTATATGATCTTACTAACACGGATCAGATAAGATCCCGTATGGAAATGGCTTCTTACGCCTATATGATGGCTTATAGGATGATAGGTATATCCGAGCAGGCTATGGGTCAGTCAACGAGATACGAGAGTTCTACGGGCGTAAAACAGGGTGTTAATGCCACGATGTTACAGACCCAGACTTATTTTAATGACTTCGATGATTTTAAGAAGCGGACGTTGGATATCCATCTTGCCGTAGCTCAAATATGTCAGAAGGAAGGATACGATTGGACCGTGATGTACAGGAACAGCGATCTGTCCTTGGCTTACATCAGTCTTACGGATAATAGCTTGTCGTTACGTCATCTTAATGTTATGGCTGTCTCTAATTCCAAGAAACGTCTGGAATTGGAGAATTTGAAGCAATATATATTACAGACGAATACTTTGGGCAATGACTTGCTTGATATCACTAGAATGATGAATGCCAACTCGACGGCTGAGATGAATCAGATAGGAAGGGATGCCAGATCTTACGCAGATCGTGTAAGACAGGAGGAGTACCAGAATCAACAACGACTTGTACAGCAAAAAGCCGAGGCCGATCAACAGGCCCGTAATGACGAGCATGAGAAGGAGAAGGAGCTGGCTTATATCAAGGGTAACTTCGATTTACGGGGTAAGAGCATAATGGCCGCCGGTCAAGCGGCTAGGACACAAGATAACGCAGAGGGTATGGATTATGTGGAAGCTATAGCGGATCGAGCCTTGAAGGAAAGAGATCTGGATATCCGTGAGGAGGATATGAGAACCAGACAGGCTAATGCCGAGGCTGAGCGAAGATCTCGTGAGGAGATAGAGAAAAGGAAGTTGGAATTAAAGGAAAAGGAGATAGATGCTAGGAATAAACGTTCTGATACAGATAGGTTTACGTCAATAATAAACAAGAATTGATTACAAGTTTTGTAAATATTTTTACAAAATATGTAATCATTTTGGCGTAAAATTCTGTCATATACTATAATGGGCTTGATTTAATTGGTAATTAGATTAATGATAATTTTGTAAAAAGCAAAAAAGGAAATTGTATGAATGACATGGGTGATTTCGCTAAAGGTTTTAAGACCATGAGTGTCGAGGAGCTTTTTTACCGTGGTGACGGTGATGGCGATAAGAATAATATCGAGGGTAAATATGATAAGGATGGTAATCCTATAGGTGATTCCAAGGAAGAGCCTGCCGACGGCGGAGCGGCTGACGGTGGCGGGGATAAGGGCGGCGATGCTACCACCCCAGACCCTGATTCCCTTGGAGAAGGAGGTACTGATAATAATGTAATATCAGGATTTAACGGAAAATCTTTTTTGGAGAAGATGGCCGCTAGAGGTATTATCGATAGTATTGACAACCTTGATATTATGGTAGATGATAAACCGGTCGATCTTTCTACTATCACTAAAGAGGATGATTTACTCGATATAGTGGAGGGATTGATCAAGGATAAGGCTGATGAGTTGTTGAAGGATAAGGTTGATACCGGTTCTATGTCTGACTTTATGAAGAAGATGATAGAGGTGGATAAGGCCGGTGGTAACGTTGGCCAACTATTAAGCCAATATCAGAACATTCAGGCGCCGTTGGACAACCTTGATATGAGTAACAAGAATGATCAGCTTGCGGTCATCCAGCATTATTATAAGATGTTGGGTATGCCGGAAGACGAGATAAAGGATAATATGGAGATGATGATCGGCAAGGGCGATGAGTTTATTGAGTCCAAGGCCAATAAGTTCCATGATATCCTGAAAAAGGAGATGGATAACCTTATCGAGGAGGAGAAGAAAAAATCCGAGAAAAGGAAACAGGAGTTGATTGAGCAGATGAAGATCTATAAGAAAGGTCTTAAGACGTCTATAAGCTCAGGATTCCAGTTGACTGACACGATGATAGGTAAGGCTGTCGATTTCGTTACCAAGCCGATAGACAATCAAGGTCATACGGCTATAGATAAAGCTTATTCGGAGGCTATCAAGAATCCGGACATGGCCGCTGATCTGGCTTTGTTCTTGATGAATAAGGACGAGTTCCTTAAACAGAAGACTAACAAGGCTAAGATGGAGGTCAATAAGAAGACCATCACTCTTCTTTCTGGCAATAAGGGAGGAAAGCAAAATAAGAATAATATCGATAATGATACTATAGAAGCTAACTTCCTTGATCTGAGTGGATCAAAGAGTGTATAACATTAAAAGATAGATAATTATGAATCCTTTTTTAACAAAAAGTTTCCCGGCTACCGTGAATGGCGATAACGTTATCGCCTTCACCGATGCCAAGAACTATAAGACATCGCTCGTAGAGCATAACTTAGGCTCATTGGCGAGCTGGTATTACGAGGATCCTGACAAGAATCATTTGGGTCTGTTGAACTTGTTCTCTAATATCGCTAACTATCCTGTCCCGATGTATATGGGTATGATTAATAACGGCGCTACGATCTCCGTTAACGGTATTGGAGCTTCTTTCCGTTATGATTTACCTGTTACAAAGACATTCGCTGTCGTTACGGCTGAGGATACTTCAGGTCATCATCCAAAACCGGGTATTGACGGTGGTTTGTTTGATATCGTTTTGAATACTTCTGAGTTTACGGCTCATGATGTCATTACCTATGACGCCGCTAACGGCTGTAATATCCTTATATCAGGTGAGATACCGTCTAAGACAGAAGGCGACTTGACACGTTATTGGTGTCGTGTTATCGGTGGTAAGGCTAAATACTTCCCTAAAGAGAAACTACGTCCTGGTATCCGTTATTGGAGGATCGGTCATGCTCTTGGTGAGTACAGTACTCAGTTCACCAAGGTATCTGGAGCTGACAAGGCCGGTTCCATGACTTGTGAGTTCCGTTTAGGAAACCACCGTGGTGTTGAGGGTGAGACAACTATGTACGCTGGTATGAAGTCCATGCAGGCCGCTCAGAATAGCACTTCAGAGTTCGTGGAGACCGCTCTTCGTCGTATGAATGCTATGAGAAGCGAGTATGAGGGCAATATTCCTGATTTGGCTATTATCGGTAGGACGGTTAATGGTAGGCTTGATTTACGTACGGCTAAGGTAGCGTCCACGCTGGAGGTATTCTGTATGGCTGAGTTGGTTAAGCTGGAAGCTAGACAGTTGATGTGGCAAGAAGGTGGTATTATTATGGATCAAAATGGTCCTATCCATTTGAATGAGGGTATCTACCGTCAGCTTCGCCGTGGTTATACTATCTACTATAGTCGCCCGATGGGTATTACTAAGGATACTCTTATGGCTGCTGCCGCTTATATTTTCCGTGGTCGTCAAGATCTTCCTATTACGGAGCGTAATATTAAGTTCAAGGTAGGAGCTATGGCTATGGTCAACTTAGAGAAGTTGATTAGAGAGGCTTTCTTTACTACGTTGAGTAATTTGAGCTGGGGTATGGGTAGTGACCGTATGTTGCCTTCTAATCCTATCTCTGGTACTAATGATGCTATGATCTTAGGTCCGGTACAGGTTAAGGGTGCTTTTCTCCCTGGTATCGGAAATGTAGAGTTCGAGCATGATCCTTCTTTGGATTACGCTGACATGACAGATCGTAGCGAGTTAGTGAATGGCATGTATCCTAGATCCTCTTATTCTTGTATTATTGAGAATATCACTGACGCTGGATCGACTAACGCATATTCCGCTATTCCTAATACGGCTAACGCTAAGTTAGGTAATATGAATAACAACGTATTTTATATCAAGCCAGAAGGCGTAAGCATGTGGTGGGGTTATGAGTACGGTCGTTGGGCGCACAAAGCCAACGGAAATGAGATCGTATCATCCTTGCCGGGCATGAAAGAACAATTCTGGTGCCACTCCGCTTCCGCAGCATGGGTTATGGATAACAGTAAGTTCTTGATTATCGAGCTTCAACCGAACTACTTCGGCTAAGTTTTTTCATATATGTAATTTGGTTTTTAGAGGGGAGGATATTCCTCTCCTCTTTTTTTAAAGTAACGCAAAAAGGAAATGAAAGAAATTTTAAAATCAAGGAAGGTATTGGCCGAGGTAAACGGTTTCAATATCATGTCAGATACCTTATATGAGGTTGTAGGCAAACACGATGGAAGTGCTCCTCAGGCCTTTCAAGACGCTAATATAGCTAAAGCTCCGTTCCCGGAGAACGCCACTCACGTATGTTGCCCTTGGGATGATTTCTCCAAGGCCTATAACACCGGTTTTTATCCAAGATCAAGATGCTATAATGGTCTTGACAAGAATGAGATCGATAAGCTCGTCAAACAGCGGGTAGATAATATCATGAAGCCTTTCGAGGAAATGTCGCAGATGGATCTATCTCAAACCAATTTAGAATTTTGGGATGACGCTAAGGATAAGATATTCATGGGTAAGGTCTATAACACGGCTAATACCGTTGAGTTATTTTATTTATATCTGGCTGTATTTTCCGGCATGTTGACTCCTCAGGAAATGGATGGCGATCCTGTCTTCATGAACTCCATGTTCTGTTTCGTGGAGAAAGACAATATGAAGGATTTCGTTCAGCAGCGTGAGATCAATAAGATGAACATCAGCTATAAGTTTATCAGCGCCCTTAAGAAAGGCGGCGACGATCGTCAGGCTGTCATCGATCTTCTTCTTTACATCGGTATCGTAACTCGCCCGGATTTCACGGAGGATGAGTATTATACAGGATCTCTATCAAACTGGATGAATGAGAAGAAGACCAATGTCGATTATCTGCTTGATATCTGGGATCGGTCATTGGAAGGTGATTTCAAGGAAGTTCTTGAGTTTTACCGTATCGTAAACGTCCTTCAACGAAATGGTCGTATCAATATGACTCCATCCGGATTACAATATAATGGCCAGATCATAGGACCTGACGTTCGGACATCCGCTGAGTTCTTGGCTACCAAGAAAGACTTTATTAACATAAAGGCTAATGTATTGGATGAGTATGAGGAGATCATGTCTATGTCTAATATCGATGATAAGTCCAAGACCAAGAAGGTTAAGGATATTAAGAAGAAGGATGACGTAGAGGAAGGTGATAAGATTAAGGAGGAATAACGATGACAATCCAAGAAGCGTATCTAAGGTCTTTGCAGAAGAACGAGCAGAATCTCGCCAATGGCGGGATTAAGCTTGATCCAGGAAGGTTCGTGCTTTTGTTCAATGAGGCTCAGGATAGGTTGATAAGATACTATCTTAATAGGAAGGATGATGAGACCATCCGATCTATACAAACTCTTCTGGTATACTGGAAATCGCTTAATAAGATCAATCATATTGATGACCCCGAATCGACATCATTCGGTCTTCCTGATGATTATTTATGGTTCTCAAATATAAAAGGAGCGTTTTCTTATAATGGATGTGAGGTTGGAGATTTTGTCATATGGGAGGCTAAGAACGAGAATGTCCATGAGCTTCTTGGGGATGATAATAATAAACCTTCTTTTGACTATCGGGAAACGTTCTACACCATAGGTGACGGGAAGGTCGTGGTGTATGAGGACGGCTTCCGCACAGACGAGGTCAGGATGACCTACTACCGGAATCCGGTACGGGTGGATCTGGCCGGGTACATCAACGCCGCCGGCGAGCGGTCCACGGACATCGACCCTGAGCTGCCCGATCCTTTGGTGGAGGAGATTCTGGATATGGTCGCCAAGCAATTCAACCTTAACGAGAATGAACTAAGTAGATATAGGATGGATAAGGATAATGTGGCTTCCTTTAAATAAACAACGTTAGTTTTGATTGATAAGCCTGCCTAGAAATGGGTAGGCTTATTTTTTTATCATCCTATGCATATTTTCTGGAATCGTAGATTTCTCCGACTCCAGAAATAGTAAGTATGATCTTTGCGTTTTTATAAAATATTTAATATAATGATTTTATATTGGAATATTTTTTATCCATATATTTTTACTGTAAAAATTTTATTTATATATTTGCATTGTATTAAATAATTAAATATATATAATATGAAAACTAATGTTGTTATGATCTCCAAGGATAGGGATCTTTTTGGTGTTACTATCAAGCAAGACACTAAAACGTCTTTCATGTCGTTGACTGATTTACAGGAAGCCTATACCAGGAAAAGGATTCAGGAAGGATGGAATGATAAGAGGATAGAGAATATCCTTTCTAACAAGGAAAGTGCTGAGCGAATATACTATATTCTTGAAAAACAAGGATATATGATAGAAACAGGATTTCCTGTTTTTATGGAAATGGTTGAAAAAGAGTCTCTTATAAAAGTAATGAAAAAGTTTGGCGCTTATAAGACTGTTGGTAGGGGCGAGAACAGGAGAACTATGTGTAATCCTTATATATGGGTTCTTGTAGCTATGGAATTGAACCCTATGTTGTATGCCGAGGTTGTTACGTGGTTAACCGATAAGCTTATTCTTAATCGAATAGAGGCTGGTGATAGGTATAATGCTTTGTCTAGAGCAGCTTCTAGATTTAAGGATGTAGATTATGTTAAGATCGCCAAGGGACTTAATTATATTGTTTTTAATATCCATGAAAGTATGATCAGGAATAAGGCCACGGAAGCTGAGCTGAAGGAATTGGAGCAAATACAAGGCAATCTTATATGGGCTATAGATATGGGTTATATAAAAAGTTTCGATGAACTTGTTGATATGATGAGGAAGATGTATAAGAAAAAGTGGCTTAAATAATGTTTTTACAAAAAATGTAATTTATTTATATGCCTATACACTCGTGATTGTGTTTTATTGTCGTGAACTCGTTTATTATTATGTTTGCGTTAGGTAAATAAGTTTTAAACTAAAATATTGATAATATGTTGCACAGACCGCAAGATCGGGTACTTTTCGTATCCCCACACGCTAAGATGGTGGATGTTGATTCCATCTTCTTGAAGGAAGGACAGATCGGTATTTACGATACTAAAGATACTTCCGAGAACGGTTGCAAGGCCGTGATTGATTTTACCGGTAAGCCTCGTAATGATAAGCGTTATGAGATCCGTATCGGTCGTAATGAACAAGCGGCTTCCCGCTCTATATATGATAAGGATTTTTCTACGCCTTTGTTCTCGTTGAATGAGATCACCGAGATTTACGCTTCTTGGCCGAAGAAAGATCATGCTTATGTCGATGATGTTATCTTAGGATACAACGGTGTGTCTGATGACACGGCTTTCTCCGTATCCAAGGGCGACCGTATCGCTATCCGCTTGGTTCTCGCCGGCAGGGCTTTCGAGCTTCTTGGTTATGAGGGAGGTCGTATTGAGATCAATGACGCTATCCTTTTGGATGATTGTGATAATACTCCAAATCAATGCGAGGAGTGCGATCCTTGCGAGGAGGTTGATTTGTTGCCAGCCGTCCTGAAATGTATCGAGAGAATGAAGAACCAGCCTATCGCTGGTGGTGGTAAGGTATCTGATTATATTGATATCACTCCGGTTACAAGATGTACTAACGAGGCTACGGAGCCTGAGACGGAGGACGTGAACTTCTATTGTATGGAGGTTTGCGATACTGGTGATGACCTTGCCTTGGCTGAGGTTCGTGCCCAGTACCCGGGATTGAAGATCGTTCGTGAGAGCATCAACGGCAGCATGTCACGTTATAAGGTGATGAAGAAAGGGGCTAAGCCTAATGACTATACTCAACGTCTGATCTCTATCATGAAAGGATGCGAGGAATGCCCGCCTAGCTATACTGAGGTTAAGGGCGGATACCTGTATTCCATTTCATTGGAGGATGACGGCGTTGATATGTCTACTACGGTAGAGTCTTTACCTAATGTGGTAGCTGATACGGTTAATAAGATGAGCCAGATCAAGGGATCAGGTTTGTATATTGCCGCTACTTCCAAGAAATTGACGGATGAGGAGATCTCTACTTTCGTGGAGGCTAATCCTACGGCTATTATCTACTATGTGGCTAAGACATCCGATATGTGCGAGAATCCTACGGTTCGTACCGCTTCATGGTCAGCTTGTGGTTCTTGCAAGGTATCCACCGAGAAGTATTATATCACGATCCCGGATGATGAGTGCGGAAACAGTGCTTTGGAGGAAATCAAACAGGCTTTCCCGGAACTGGAGATCACTGACTACGGTACTCCTGCGGCTTGCCAGCATAGCTTCCAGACAACGGTATATACTAACATGTTGTGTGATGAGTGCGACAAGGTGTTCGAGGGATTATTCACCAGCAAGGCTCCGGCGTCCTACCGCAACCGTATGTGGAAGAAACTGGAATCGGCTCAGGAACTTGGCACTAACTGCAAGTGCGGTATCCGTTTCCGTGGCAAGGAAATGTTATTATCTCCGTCAGAGTGCTTGATGGATAAAATGACCTATGTAGAGGATAGCGTTGAGATCGTTGGCGCTAGCGGTGGTTATCCTGATTCTCTTGATGAGGGATCCCCCATTTGGTGGGATCAGCTTCACTTCGAGAGATTGTCCAGCAAAGCCCCGCGTACTCATGTTGGCGGCAATATGATGGATGATGAGTTGAAGGGTTACGCTCATTTCAACGGCTTCCCGAAACATCAGGATTTCATGGGACGGACATTCATGAACGAATACAGCCGTGTTGAACAAACAGCCCAATACGTGGACTTCCAGATCACGATTAATCCTCATAGATACGCTCAAGGATTCGGAAAGGTTATCGCCGATGATCCGGTTAACTTGATCTTACGTATACGCTATGGCGCTCATGAGGGTGTTCAGGAGATGATCAATATGATCGGAGCTGCCGCTGGTCTTGGACCGGCTATCGTGACCGAACCTAAATAAGAACGACCTTTTTTGCGTTCATATATTTCCTAAAGGGGAGAGATTCATTTCTCTTCCCTTTTTTGTTATCTTTGAGGCAGTAGAATTAAAATATGATATTATGTCTGCGATAAATGAGTATTTAAAGAGACTTGCTTCCATCTTCGGTAGCATGGGTTTCTCCGTTCCGCCAGATGACTTCTCAGGTGTTGTCATAGACGGAAAGACGTATCCGGTCATGATGAGGAATGACGGGTGTTACGTGTACTTCGATGATAAAGGAGTAAAGAGACTTGTAAGCGAGATCCCTAAAAAGGACTATCAGTTCATTAACATCAAGGACGCCCGTGTGTCGATCGTCAACCAATGCTATCGCACGCCGGGTGGTCAGGTAGAAGCTCGTATCCATACCTATATGAATAATAAGGGGGAGATACTGGCCGAGAAGATATTTATCATCAACTCATCGGATATCGATACTCCCATTGGCACGGAATTGGATAAGATCCCTGCCGAGTGGGTGGCTATAGATTGTAGTATAGCGGAGATGACCGATCGGGAGTTGATATTCGTAAGTAAATGTTATGCCACGGAAGGAGGCAAGGTCCAGATAGAGGGCGTAGAGTCGGTTGATCCCCGCCTGAACCCGGAGGTGTCTCATTATGAGGTGGTGAATACTACTGACGATAGTAACCCTATTGGAACGAAGTATAATGCCATACCTGATACGTGGAGGCGTATAGTATGTGATTTTCCGGACATGACCCAAAGGGAGATAATACCGGTGCTTAAATGCTTTGATACCGGGACCGGAAGGGTACAGATAGAGGGGTATAAGATATTTGATTACGAGATGGGTACCAGAAAGGAATGGTATCGCGTCAAGCAAAGTACCGATCCTGAGAATCCGGTAGGTAAGTTTATCACCAGCATAAGCGATGACTGGGTTGAGGTCGTTTGTGACTTCACGGATATGGAGGACCGGGATATTGAGGTAACTGTAGAATGTTATAAGACACCGGCCGGTAAGGTGAAGCTGGAGGTTCTCACGTCATGGGACGGGAATATAGGAGTTAGGGATAAGAACTATAAAGTCCTGGAGACTACCGACCCGTCACAACCTGAGGGCGCCAGCTTCAGTTCCTTGCCAGATACGTGGGTAAGGACTGTCTGTGATTTCGACGATATGGAGGAGCGTGACATCAGGTCTTATGTCGAGTGTTATGACGGAGGCAATGGCAATGTCAAGCTTCGTAGGTTGGTTTCTTATGACTCCAAGATAAAGGCAAGATACGTCCGCTTCGAGGTGCTTGAATCGGATGACGCCGGCTTCGTTCCGGGGGCCGAACTGGCTACCCTCCCGGACGGATTCTCTTTGGTGTCTTGTGATTTCACGGATATGGAAGATAGGATGCCTATTGATATCGAGGAGTGTTACAAGACATCAGCCGGAAGCGTGCGTATGAGACATGTGGTGTCTTATGACGGTGATCTTGGGAAAAGAAACCAGTTCTGGGAGATTGTGGACTCGTCTGATAATAAGTATGGGCTAGGAAATAGGATAAATAATATCCCTGCGGATTTTATCCGTGAAAGGTGTGCTCTAGAAAGGTTGGATGATCGTATTACCAGAAATGCGGTAGAATGTTACTCGACACCTGGAGGATCGGTAAGGATTAAATCCACTTACATTATCAACCCTTTAAATCATATTAGGTCGTATAATCATCATGTATTGAGTTCTACAGATAATGATATCCATGTTGGTACTCAATATGCCTCTTTGCCATCTAATTTCGCCCGTATCGAGTGCGAGGAGCCGGATTATATGGATCGACTTATCGATACCACTGAGACTTGTTATGATACCGGAAAGGGTACGGTGAAGATCAGGAGACAGGAGTCGTTGAACGGAAATCTGGATGTAAAGACTTTCGACTATAAGATCGTTGAGTCTACCGACCCCGATCATCCTATCAATACTACCCCTACGCAGACGGTTATTAACGGCTGGACGGTTATCAGTTGTGATCTTAATATCATGGACGTGGATGATTGTTATGAGATCGGTGGTCATAAGATACATTTGAAGGGATTCAGGACAGTCAATCCGGCATTGCAGGATATTAAGTCTATATTGTATGTCGTGTACTCTGATCATCCTGATTATAATGTAGGTGATGAGCTTACGTCTATACCGGATGGGGCTAAGGTGACGATCTGCGATTACGCGGATAAGAGCCAAAGACATATGGTTCCGGTGCGAGAGTGCTATGAGGTGGCCGATGGCCGGTTCTATGTGGAGGGGAGCCGGTTGATTGATAACAATATGGTCGTAGAGCGGACGTCGTTGATGGTGATGGAGTCATCCTCTACTACCTACCCGGTGGGGACCACGCTGACCTCCATCCCCGATGGCGCTACTATCGTGGCTTGTTTATGTCAAACCTGTTAATATCAAGGCTATGGTTAAGGTATGTAATGATTATTATATGATTGACGCCCTAGCCGGCGGTGAGGTCATAAGGAAAAGGAAATATCGTCGTGAGAATACGATGATCGGATATAAGTGGTATGATTATAATGGGGTCGAGGTAACTGACCCCATTGAGATATCACGTCTTGACGGATTGGCTACTAAGCATCAACGTGTTGATGAGGCTTATGATGATCATGCCATTTTCATGTCGTCAACAAACTACGTTAACAGCGTTTCCGGTATACCTATGGATAAGCATATGGTTGTCGTTGAATGGAGACCGGATAGCGAGCAAGGTTTTGTCACCATGGCTCATAATGAGGGTCTTGACGGGGACATCTATTATATAGTTGTTATCAATGCCGGAGATAAGCAGGCTACGATCTACACCCCCGTGGACCCTGAGGATCCAAAGGATGGGACTTCCCGTGCGGTTGATGGCGATAACGTTTCCGTTGGCGGATCATATGTCTCTATATCCCCCAAGCAAGTAGAGAGGATAAGGGCTACTTTCCGTGATGGTAAATGGTATTATGAGTTAGTCACAAAAACATATCCTAGTAATACTGGAGGCATTAAGATCGGGGATGTTGATTTTGTGACGTTCAGATATTTATGGGAATCAAGTTCCGGAAGGGACTTGGACACGATGACGGAAGCCCTTAATTCTAATGTTCCCACCATAGATAATCTTGCTGTAGGTTGGTCTGGTCCCGGAAATGGAGATAGCTCTGTTAGAGAAGTTCTTAAATGGGGTGGTGATAATACCGGTTCTGGTAAGGAATGTGTTTGGATGTCGGTGAAGGATTTAAGGGCTAAATATTATGATATCCTACCTGAAGAGACGTATTTCATGGCCTACGCTACATGGTTTGGATCTAAAGGTACGGGTAAATGTTCTTTTGAACTTGTTGGATACAAGGGAGGTACGATGAGCCAAGATGGATATAATTTCATCAATACCGGTGGATCTGTGGTGTATCAAAATACGTATGATTTTGTTTGTCATACCAGTAAGGGTTCATCTACGTATAAGACATCCTACGAGAAGGTGGCTCGTGTTACCTACAATAAGCTCACTAACGAGGTTTATATGTCCATCGGCGACGCTATAGATCAGGAGGATAATTATGATAAGTTAGAGCGAGAGATCAATAATATAAAGGAAAGACTTAGCGATGTCGAGAGCGAGTTGGCTGTCGTAAGACGTATAGCTGAGGGCAAGAACACGGCGTATATCTTTGATACGGTCGATGCCATGAATGAGTGGCTGGCGGTCCCGGAGAACACGGCTAAGCTCCGTGTGGGGGACAGCTTCTGGATCAGGGAGCAGGAGGTACCTGATTATTGGTGGGATGGAACTCAGGCTTTAGAGCAGGAAGGTCCGAAGGTTGATTTATCTCCTTATTATACGAAAGACGAGATTAATAATATTGTCAATGATATCAATCAGAAGATAGAGGATAAGAGTACGTCTATTATCTTCGATACTTATATCCAGATGAAGTCTTTCGTGGATGATCCAACTAACGCCGATAAGCTTAAGGAAGGTACCATCCTGTTGATACGAGAGAAGAACGTACCTGATTATTATTACGATGGAGCTGGGATAGTTAAGATGGAAGCCGACGTAGAGCAATGTCTTTACGTTACTTTGTCTAACAAGCCTACGGAAAGCACTATAAGTTATACTCAAGATCGGGAGGTGACTAATTTCGCTCCGGGTGCTATAGCTAGATGGGTTGACTCTGACGGCAATGACGTGTTTTATAAGCTTGTTGAGATAGTAGGTGGTAAGGCTAAGTGGATTACCCTTATCGATACTAAATACGGCAATGTGACGCTACAGAGTACTTACGACAAGAATTATGAGATCGTAAATATCGTATCTGGATCTAGGTTACAGGCTATAAATAGCGAGAAGAATGATATCAAGTTTGTTAATAGCGCTACGGGTAACGTGACTGTCGTGTTGAATGGTACTGTATCAGGGGGAGCCAAGAAGCTGGTGAGTATGCTGGCGGTGAACGAGGTAGTCTTGACCCCCGGAGCGGCGGTGTCGTTTACCCGGAACGGCGATGAGTTCGTGCTCACGGAGTTGTTTGGCGTTACTATCTTCCCGGATCTGGCGGATGCCAATCGTGAGGGTGAGTGGGTAATGAGCGTAGGCGCAACTGGTAAACCGATCCTCATGGAGGTAAAGGAGATGCGTAAGTGGGATGAGAGTATAACTAAGGAACTTACAATAGATGAGCTTAACGAGAAGTTCCCTAACGTGGATATCGGATTCGCTGTCGTATGCAAGACCATCAACAAAGTATATGAGATGGTTAACGGGTATAAGGAATGGGTGTCTTATGATATAACCTCAATAAATTAATGGTATGGCTTTTTTAGTAGGATACGACACGGTAGCGTCCTATGTCACGTTTATAGTGAATGAGGACAGGTTCCCTTGTTATAATGGGAGGAATGCTGATTATGTGCCTGATCCGATAGTAGATTTAGGTAATTTTAATCGTAATCTCAGGTTCTCGGCAAACAATCCAGGATTCGTGGACGTCGATTGGGGTGATGGGACAAAGGATCAATATCCTTTAGTTAAGATATCTGATGGTAGTTATAGGATTGTATTCAGGTCTCTTGACATTGAGTATAAGAAGAATCCGGATGATACCGTATGGTGGTATAAGAAAGAGGATGGTTCACAATACATACCGGTCCCTCCACATAAGTATAGCGATATCAGGCGTAGAGAGGTTACGATGAGGTTCTCTAACTTAATTGATGGGGAATTTAATATGGATGGTATTGTCCTTCATGAGTTTCCTGTAGTTAATCTTCCTGATATAACTTATTTTGCTGTGGTTAGATCCGTTTTAAAAAATGGAGATATTCCATATGACAGGATAAGCAAGAGCGTTAATCTTCGTAATATACAGATGGGGTCTTTTTCTCATCCTGGTGTATGGAGTAATTGGCCAGAAAGTTTTTTGAACATGAAAGATCTGAGGTATTTCGGATGCAATAGCGTTTTTAATTTCGGGGATGATCCTGATTCTAATTGGAGAAGGTTCTCTGAATGGAAGAATCTTACCGGGTTTAATTTCAATTGGTGTAACATCCCTTCTTATGATCCGGCTTTTAATTCTATTCCGGCTGTGGGTATAAATATTATAAGCGATAGGAATAATATACCTGTATTTGATGAGGTGGATAAGGTAGGGGATGATAAGACAGGCGTTACCTTTATGGGTGGTGGTAGCTCATGGAAACAAGATCTGGTAGGAGGGAAATTAAATAAGATCCATAATACGTATTGTTATTCAAGTGTGGTGCCGGTAGACGATCTTCCGGATTACTTGTATGAGATAAGGGAATTTAGGGTATGGAATTTGCGTGATGGTGGTAGATTTATAAATACGCAGGAGAGGGCTGATACGTTCGTTAACACGTTTTATGATAAGATGATGTCATGGGATTATATAACGATGTCACAGACGGCTTCTGACGGTAACAGGAATCAGTTTTATAAACTTACCTTAGATTTATATGCTGCCGTAGCTCCTACTAATAAGAGGCCGTCTGGCGTTTATCAGGCTCCTGATGGGTTTGTCAAGGGGGCTAGTAATGGTAATCCTACGACACCTATGGAGAAGGTGTATGTGCTTACCAACAACTACGGGCAGACGTGGATCTTGGCACCTGCCCCAGCTTCTAAGGCCGCCCTTACGAGGGCACGGCGGGCTGGGAAGGCCAGGATCACCCCGTTCGTTCTTGGCGTAAAGGACGGGCATGTATCCGTGTTCAGCGGAGATGTGTTAGATGAAAGCATGTCCAAGTACAGTTTTGCCGATAAATACGAGGCTATAGATATATGTAGTAATCTAGGGCTTGATAGTTCACCTGTTGTCGAGTATTTTAGAAGAATAGAGGAGGGAGAGGTATGAAGTTGATATGTAAGGATACGAATAAAGGATCTATAACCTTTTTTACTAAGGGCAAATATGCTTTTAGGGGCGTTAACAGGAATGATACTACTGATGATGTGCCTGATCCTATATTGGATGGTAATAATTACAATGAGAGTATACAGTTTTATTCCAAGACCCCAGGAATGTGTGAGGTTGATTGGGGTGACGGGAATAAAGAGCAATTTCCTTTCGTGAAGGATAGGAGCGAATCCATATACGGGCGATATAGGTTGATGTTCAGGAGAAGGGATATAAGTTATCGTAAGAATCCAGACAGTCATCCATGGTGGTTTTACAAAGAGGATGGGAGTGAGTATGTTCCCGCCCCCAATCATGCTTATGATGATGGTATGGATAAGGAGCGTGTGATATCCATGTCTTTTACCAATGATGTTACGAAGATGGAATCCTATAGGATTATGATGGTAGGTTTTCCTATACTTGATATGCCTAGCCTTATCAATATAATTATAAGTATTCCTGGGGATCGTACCATAACAGATATACCAAAGGATAGGATAATGAGATCGGTAAATATAGAGCGTATAACATTAAGTGAGTTTGGTGTGGATACGTTGACGTCCATCCCGGAGGATTGGAATAGACTAACTAAATTGAAAGGTCTGAATTTGTCCAAGTCTATTGACTTTAGTGATACCGAAGCTTCCAATATAAGGAAATTCCCTTCCATGTGGCCTAATTTGGAGATATTGCATTTAGCTGGTGGAAGGGTAAGGTTATATCCTAAGGAATGGTTATCATTCAATAATTTGAAAGAATTGTATTTAAGTCCTGGCAATGCTACATCATCGTTTGATCCTAACACATGCCCGGCTATGGATGAGGTGGATAGGATAAATTCTAGTTTAAGGGTTTTTAGTCATATAAACAGATGGTATGGTTCTGTTGTGAGTTGGCATCCTTATATGAGTGGTAAGGGGCTGGAAAACATTGATAGTTTAGACGCTTCATATAGTTATAGTAATATAGATGTAAGTAATCTCCCTGATTACATATATGAGATGAGGTCTATGAATAGCTTTTATATGTATCGCAGCTTGTCAACCCAAGGTCGATGTGATACGTTTATATCGACATTATATGAGAGGGTGATGGGGTTTGATTATCTCACTATGTCTTCCTCTGCTTCCGATGGCAAAAGAAATCAGTTTTATGGATTGTATCTAAGTATGTATTTAGCTTCCAATCCTGATGATAAAAGACCTAGTGGCGTATTACAGGCTCCCTCTGGTTTTATAAAGGGTCAGTCTAATGGCTCTCCGTCGACTCCTATGGAGATGGTTTATGTGCTTATGAATAATTATGGATGGAGGTTTAGTATGGCGCCAGAGGCTTCGGTGTTAAGGTCAACACGGTCTTCTGATATTGACACGAGGTCGTATAAGCCATATAAGCTTATTGTATTTGACGATGGGCGTACCTTTGTAGGCAATGGAGATGTTTTAGCTCATGATACGGATAAGGTATTATCGTTTGGGGGCCAACCAGAAGGGGAGTATTTGTGTGATTCTATGGGATTGGACAGGAATGTTATTGTAGAATATTTTAACAAGATAGGTAATGGCTAAGACATTATATAAATATGAGGCTTCATCAAATAAGTTCGTGTGGTTCACTACATGGGATAGGGCACTTAGAAATTATTATACCGATGATTATAATTATGTACCTGATCCTGTCGTTGATAATCCTTTTAATACGTTTGTCGAGTTTAGATCCAGAAAGCCCTGTATGGCTAATGTGGATTGGGGGGATGGAATAAAGGAGCAGTTTCCTATGACCAAGGTCCAAGGGCAGGATAATTATCGTATCATATTCCGTTCTTTGGCAATACAACACAGGAAAAATCCCAATACTACGTGGTGGTTCAGGAAGGAGGATGGATCGCAATACGTACCTGTGGATAATCATGCTTACGCTGATGGGAGGAGGGACGTGCAACGGGCTGTATCGATAGATTTTACTTGTGATATTTATTATGCCAATATTCAAACTTGTAAGATGACGGCTTTCCCGATCGTGGATATACCTGGTCTTGAAACTTTAATTGTATCGCACACGATGTATGCTAATGATGGTATACCGGTAGATAAATTGTCAAGATCTAAAAAGTTGACTTATATATCTCTTGAAAATGTAGGCGCTAGAATGACAGCGATGCCCAAGGCTATAACTGGTAAGACTGAGGTGTATTATTTAAGTATGTTTAATATGCTTGATCTTAGGGATATAGAATCTAGCGGGATAAGGAATATAAAGAATATGAAAAATCTTCAAACCCTTGAATTGTCTTCATGTTATTTGGATAGGTATATAAAGGAGTTTAATGATCTTCCTAAATTAACTTCGTTGAGAATACCTCCTGGCCCTTCTGATATGTGGAATTATTTTGATATAAATACCCTTCCTTTTTTCGAGGTAGATAAGATAAATCCTAATATTACTGATTTTTATTTTTTAAATGACTGGGTAAGTGGAGAAAGGAGGACGGGTTGGAATGATGATAATATGTCTGGAAGGGGATTGGAACATCTTACTGGTCTCATTGCAGCTAATAGCAATAGTCTTAGAATGGATAAGCTTCCGGATTATATTTATGAGATGAGGGCTATTACATGGTTTAACGTGAATGCATCCACTCATAGCCAAAAAAGATCAGATGATTTCGTGAACTCTTTCTACGACCTTGTTGTAGGATGGGATCAGATTACTATGACATTCGTGGCTAAGGATGGGAAGAGGAACCAGTTCTATAGTCTTTCGGTAAGCATGTATAATGCTATTTATCCAACCGAAAACCAGCGTCCTTCCGGCACGGAGCAGGCCCCAGAGGGATTCGTGAAAGGTCAGTCCAACGGATCTCCCGCTACGCCTATGGAGAAAATATATGTATTAAAAAATAATTACGCCCAGAAATGGACGATAAAGCCAGCTTGACATGAGTAGAAATGATATTGTAAAAGAACTAGGTTTGTATTTTGACATAGTGGAATTGATATGCCCCCATACATACAATAAGTGGAAGGACCGGTCGTGGCAGTTTCTCGATACCGCCTTTCTTCATAATCTTCTTATATTGCGTAGGGATATAATCAAACAGCCTATGTATTGTAATAATTGGGATAAGCAAGGGCAGTTTTCCCAACGTGGTCTTAGATGCAACATCTGCCAGATAGTTAAGGATAAGAAAGATGTTTATCTATCCGCTCATGTGTTGGGTAAGGCTGGGGATTTCGATGTCAAGTCGATGACGGCGGAACAGGCTAGAGGCTTGATCTTGGATCATCAAGATATGTTACCATATCCTTTCCGGCTTGAAGGGAAGGTGGGTTGGTTGCATTTTGATAGCCTTGATACTAGGAACGGTATACACGCCGTGGTGTTTTAGGTACTTAATGGTAGGTGATTATATACCTATTGTATATATCTATACGGAAATCCGTACTGGGTTCCACCAAAACCCTCTACCTTCTGGTAAGCTACTTACATCGAAGGCTTCTTTTGCCGATTTTCTGATAATGTTAAATGCACCATTGATATCGGCGTTAACAATATTACCGGAAGATGTTTTGAACAATCCTCGTTTGATACGTCTTCCGGCATATTCCTCATGCTTACAAATCTTCTCGTTATCCAAAAAGCTACATTTCGAGGTATAGGATTCCTCAACGATCTTAACATTAATACCCTCAAATGTAGCTTTATATGATATCATTGAGATAAACATATTAAAAGGAATAGATACAAAGTTCTGGTTGTTTCGTTTTCCGATATTGATCTCTTGTTTCCAACATCTGTTATGACCGATTACGATCGTATTAATGCCATTAGAAACTACATGATTAATCAATACCCTACTGGCTTTATGCAGATAATCCTTGATCTTATTATTCCTTTTGTTGGTTAACGATCTTATTTGTCTTGATACTTGTTTATTGTCTTTTAATCTTGATTTTAAATATGCTAGTCTTTTATTATAATACTGGTTGATAGATTTTAGAGGCTTACCGTTGATGATAAAGCAGGACCCGGTATTTGATACACAAGACGCAAGATTGTTAAGTCCAAGATCAATACCAAGGTAATTACCATTATCATACATAAGATCTTTCTCTTTCTTATTATATACAATCTCAAGCATAATATATCCATTCTTAGGGACGAACCTGAGTTGTTGGACATTCTGTTTATTAGTCCTTGTGGTAAAAGAGAATTGTTTTGGTAACTTAATAATACCTTGCCTTATCCATTTTTGAGAAAATGCTGTTGTAGGGAAAACAGCTATAAACATCCCATCTTTATCAAGATACTTAGGTATTCTTACTTTCTCGGAATATTCGCCTCTGCTTTTCTTGTTAAGAAGATTGAAGAAGGACTTGAAATTCTGGTCTACCATCATCAATACCTGTTGGGCTACTGGTGCAGGTAACGCCCTATAGTCTGGATCATTTTCTGTTCTTAGCTTCTTTTCAAGAGAATAGTAGTTGAGGTATTTGTATTTAACGGTATTATCGTCTTTATATTGAAAATAATGTTGCCTAACAACATACAATCCTTTGTTGTATAAGTTCTTGCACTTATGCAACAGATCTTGAAGTTCATTGTAATATATTGAACTTCGCTTGATTATATGTTGTTCGACCAATCTCATGACACAAATATATAGATTATTATTTATATATAAAAAATAATCCAATATATTTTAGTGCAGGGATATATATAATTGTCTATTATTTATGCGTAAAAATAATTTGATATATTTGTGATACAATTACCATGTGGTATAAAATGAAAGACAAAGACATGATAGAGCGAGTGGGGGCTTTGTGGAATATTGCGCTTGCGTATGGTGCCTCTTGTTGGGCTTATTTCCAGCCAGTGCATCATTTATTGACCGTATTACTTATAGTATTAATAGCGAATTTTTTGGCTAGGTTAGCGCAAAGCGTAAGGGGCTGGAAGCTCCGTAGAAGCCGTAGGAGGAGGTTTAGTTTCAAGAGATGGCTTAGGGAGGTCAGGTTCACTGATATTCTTAAGGAGTTCGCTTTGTCTTGTTTTATAGTAATGACATTATGTGTTATATATAAGACGTTATACCCGATCGAGGAGGAGGCTAGCATGATACTTACCGTTACCAAATATGGGGTGTATATAGCCCTTGTTGGATATGTGATGCTTTTCCTGAATACGATAGGGGATGCTTTCGCTGACGCTTATTTGGTGAAGGTATTCAAGGCTGTGTTCAAGAGAATAAACGTGTTCAAGATGTTTAGCTTCTCCAAGAACATACCTGATGAGACGTTTGACGATATAAGGAGAATTGCTGATGATAAGGTTAAGGATAAGTCTTAAGGCTGTTTTTTGTTTAGGTCTGTCGCTATTCCTGTCCTCTTGTGGAAGCAGGAGGCAGGTTAGCGACACGTCTATAGATAATCGTTTGATAAGCAGGATAGAGACGATGATCGGAAGATCGTAGAGATCAGGACATCTGATCTTAATGCTGATATTGTCATAACTGAGAGGAAATTCGATACTACGAAGGAGGTGGATCCATCCACTGGGGAGCGACCCGTGTCCTCCCAGACGGACGCTCATATCGTCATCGGCCGGCGGGACAGCACGGTGATGGTCGATTCTCTTGGCATTGATAAGACGATCACCGGTATTGAGGATATTGATAAGAAGACAGACATCGAACATAAGGATGTAGATGACAAGAAAGAATCAAGATGGCCAATAGCTGTCACATCAATTAGCGTGTTGTTGATATTATTGGGCTTAATATATTTACTAAAAAAGATGAAGGTTTTATGAGACGAAGAATGATTGAATATACTAGGGGGGGATCGATGATCATACTAGGTTTTTGATGAGATTCAATGGTAATTTTAAGGTAGAGGGGAATCCTACTCCCTCTGGCAATCTCTTTATAGCCAATAATGGCAATCTTATCACCGATGGCTCAATACAATGTGTCCAATATAACAAAACGGATCCTTTTCTTTATACTATCATAAACACCAAAGAATCGTTATTGCCTGAGCTGTTTTATGACGGTCATCCATTTACTATAGACTTTTGGTATAAGTCAACCAATCTTGTTACAAGTTGTTTGGTTGAGCATGAATATCCTAATGGTATTTTTTATTTTGGTGTAGTTTTAACAGGTACTGGTTTTTATTTTTTATTTCAAGCTCAACAAACTGGTTGGCATGTTGATAGAGTTGAGGCAAACAAATGGTATCATATAGCTATAGTCAGAAGCAGTAATGAATATGACATATTAAGATGTTTTGTTAATGGTATACTTATTATTAACACGAAAACCAATAATACGCTTTCCCTTAGGTCTTATAACCTAGGTATTAATACACGAGGTGATGGTATGGATAACGGAAATTTTATGATGGACGATTTCAGGATAAGTGATATAGCTAGATGGGAGTCAGATTTTGAACCTCCAAAAAGAAAGGGATTATGATCTACCATAATCCCTTGCCATTCATCCTTACCCACGTATCAACCAAAACCAAAATGAGGTCAGTCCCGGATTCGAACCGGGGTATATGGTTTTGCAGACCACCGACTAAACCGCTCATCCAACCGACCGCATCGCGAATATAAAATTTTGTCTTTGACCAGACAACTTCTTTGACCAGATTTTTACTCAACTAGAAACTGCCTTGAAGAAAATCCCTTATCTAGTAAATACCAGGTGAGGCAATATCTCTTTGAGGTCTATCTCTGTTGACACCAAAGGAAATGTGGCGGCTCCGTAAGGCAGGGCAGGAGGTATCCCCGCACGGCCGGCCAGGAGCGGAGCGACTCGTAGCCCACCTCCCTTTTCCCCTTGGCGTATTACGCTTAAGCGTTGGAAAGAAGTAAACATATCAATACATTAACGTCTGATGTAGGTAGTAGTTTGTCGATCAAAGATCCATCGATAACATAAGTATGTGTCAAAAATACACTAAACTAAATCATTGATATACATTATTATTAAGATCTTAGATTTTCAATCTACTACAGATTATTAAGTTAATGTAATTAACTTATATACTTTAAATTATAAGAAAGCGTTAGCTAATGCTTTTTAATTAATCAACTTATGAGGTAAAGATAGTAAGTAATTAAATAAAGAAAGGATTTATAATGAGATTCCCTTCTTAAGGGGCGAAGCTCCTTATATCACATGTCACAAAATAGACAACTGTGTTTTAGTTAGTTACGTTATTATTGAAATAATAGCAGTGGTATTATGATAAATTAATTCAATTTTCTCTTTACCATTCTCTATATTTTACGTATATTTGAAGTGGATAAGATATGAACGATATGAATTTTGACTTGGATTATATAAGGAAATGCTCTTCTATGATAAAGGAGTTCCCGGTATATACAGAGGCTGAGAAGAGGCAGGTAGCTGAGGGACGTACTTGTATTAAGTTGTCTAAAGGACAACCTATATATCCTCGTAATTTTAAGAAACGTAGAGATACTTTTGCTGGCGCTGATTATACCACGGCTAATCCAAGGGATATTGATCCTAACAACATCTATATACCTCCTTATTTTAGGCTTAAGATTATCATGGCTATTATCATCAACTTTGATAGGGCTATTGCGTTTAATAGGATATCTGATAATGACTTTAAGCTAGGCATGACATATCGGTTCATTTATGAGCATGTCGGTTCTTTTAAGTGTTTTGAGAAGGCTTATAATATGATATCATTGGTAGTTGACGGAGAGTTGTCGATCATGAGGTCAATCGGTGATTATAATTATAAGTGGAATATGCGTAAGGTCTATCCATCATGCTTCGTGAATAAGGCTAAGTTCAGATATATTGGTGGTGGTGATAACGCTCCTGTAAGCTCAAAGGGAAGAGCTAATAAGGCCAGAAGGGCCGCTGTTGATTATAAGGTTATGATTATGGTTAATATCATAAATACAAGATCCGCTGATAAGATAAGAAAGATGGTTAAATCTGATGGTAGCCTTAAAAATAATGGGGAAAGAGTTGATGGAAGGAATAATAAAGTCCTTTTTGATATATATAATAGTCGTTTGATTCACGAGGGGTTTAAAGAAATGAAAACCTCTACCTTGTATAAGTATCTTAAGGCTGCGTTAGACTTTTTAGGTGTAAGTCTATTGGAGTTAAGGTCTTTAGCTGATAGGTCTATCTCTGATATAGAAAATGGCAAGAAAGGGCATGAGCATGATTTATGCCATTTTGATGATTGTTTTGATATCAATTCTTTTGTGGAGGATTCGTGATGAGTAGCTTTAGTATCGTAAGAGGTGGAGATGTATTCATCGTATTTAACCACGATAATGGTATGTTTAATATCCAAGAGCTATCGGATTCCATTGGATGTAAGAATATATTGTCATCTGTTGTAAAAGACCCTTTGAATGGGTCGATGTATGTTATGAAAGAGATATCCGATCAGAAGTGGGGAGATATAGTGGCTTTGGTTAGATTCGGATGTCTGTTGAATAAGTCTATTGTAAAGGAGATTATCGTCAAATCTATAAGATTGTGGGTTGATATTTGTGGTATGTCTTACAGCGATATAAAATCATCTACATCCGATCCTATATACAATACGTTCCTTTTTAGCGGCTATATGTCTTTGGCTGGAGATAATCCTGACCTTAAAAAATTTATCGTATCTCTTAGGGGTAGAATGCTTAGATACGATCTTAAATGCCTATGTCTTTACCTAGCTATGTCTATGGCTATCAATGGCGGTATAATTCTAAGCGAACAGGATCTTCTTAATGCTCTTATCTTATAGCTTCATTTGTTTTATCGATCAAATTAGTATCTTTGTGAAAAAGATATTAAGATGAACCAGATAAACATCATACCGAAGATAATTCATGATAAGTTCGCCGCAAGGATTATCATGGATGATTATGATATAGAGAAACCTATCGTTATTACTGTCGTGGCCAGACGTAACGATGGTGAGTATAACACCCAGATATTGACATACCCGACATCTGGCGTTGATTACGAGGGTAATGTAAGGATGGTGTTTTTCGATGTCGCTAGATCTCATGTTTGCCAGATAACATCGGTGTTTATTAACGGCCATGAGGTCAAGACATATTATACCGATATCCCGGATCTTGATATGCAGGCTCGTTATGACGATAGTTTGTGTAGGTACGATAAGAAGGTTAATATGAATGATATTAGGCTGTCGTTTCAGGTGCTAGAGACACGTGATCCAAAGGTGTTGCAGGTATTGGATGAGTCTGAATGGGGGCTACTGGAGGACAGGAAGGCGATCATCGAGATCACTACGCCGGGCATGTCCGACCCCGTTACGTTGTTTCTTGGCAAGAATCAGGTCAATACCTTTACCAGCCTAACACTAGGTCTCAATTGCTTTAATTACGATGATTGTAATGTCAAGTATCTTGATCTTCCAGACGGTATATATGATATTAAGATCATAGGTAGCCCTTCTACTTACAGCTTCAGTCGCAAGTATCTTAAGACGGATCTTATACGCAGACGTCTCGACCGGCTATGGATTAAGACTGATGTCTTATGCGAGGATAAGGATAAGGACCTTATAGGCAAGATACAGGAGATGGAGACACTTATGGTCGTAGCGGAGGCTAACGTTAGGTTGGACAATATAGAGGCCGCTCATGAGATTATTGACCGTGTCGGAGAGCTTCTTGAGATGGCTACCAATTGCGTGGATTGTTAAATAAAAAATATAGCTATGGGTTGTAATACTTGTAAGGAAAAGGCGTTAAGGGCCGAGAGAGAAAGGATTGAGAGAAGTATGATGAATCGTCCTTCTTCTACCGTTATTAGCGATATGGAGTACGCTTCTAGAAGCACCGCTGGATGTATGGTTATGCAAGATCCGTTGCAGACCATGGAGCGTGACGTGGTTAGTATATATAAGCAAGTTCGTACTAAGGGTGATGGCGTTGGTGTATCTTATCTTAATATGCAGAAAAAGATCCGTGAGTGGATCAAGAATCTGCCGTATGGATGCCCGCCTGACGAGGAGGTACAGGAAATGAGAAAGGAGATTCTCGATGGGCGCGCAGAGCATATCAAACCTTGATAGAATAGATCTATGTAAGGTCGTAGACGAATGGCTGTCTTGTCAATGGAGTGGATACATGAGGTATCATAGGTACAGGATCGGGAATAAGCCTGATGTATCTTATTGGGGCAAGATAATTCGTCTGCAAAGATCATTATGCGATAATGATTGCGGGTTATGCCCGGATGAGGTAAGATTGTTAAAGGAACGTATTAACAAATTGTTGGCATGAGAAAGTATAATTGTTCACATATAACCCCGTCCACTTGCGTACCTTACGAGGGTGATCTACCAGAGTGGTCAAAGCATAAGGACTCTGATGAGTGCGTTATGATTATTTAACCAACAAAACCACCATACTTTAGGAGGTGGATGAATTGGTTTGATTAATTTTGAATCAAAATTGTAAATAAAAAAAATGATTACCTACAAATACAACATCTATCATTCCAAGAAAACGAAGTATCTTGATAAAATGCTTCGTGAATGTTGTTTTGTATGGAATCACGCTTTATCTATACAGCGTAGGTATTACAAGTTGTTTGGGAAATATATCTCAATTGGTAAAATGAAGAAGCATTTTGCTAAAAGAATTAAAAGAAATCTTCTTCATTCTCAAACAACACAAGAAATACTTGAACGTCTTGATGAATCTTATAATCGTTTCTTTAAAAGAAAATCAAAGAGACCACCTAAGTTTAAAAGATCAGATTGTTTCAACTCTTTTGTTTTTAAACAAGGAGGTTTTACCTTAAACGGTAATATCCTTACAATCAACAAAGGAAAGAAACGTTTTAAGTTTTCATACAGTAGAACATATGAAGGTAATGTTAAACAAATAAGGATAGTCAGAGAAACCTGCTATCGTTTTAGTTTGATTATAGTTACAGATTACAATCCTGCAAACTCTTACAGAAAGACATATGATGGTGCATCTTTAGGATTGGATTTTGGTCTGAAAACTTACCTAACTAAAAGCGATGGTAGTAAAATCAATTCTCCACTATTCTTCAAGCAATATCAAAACAAGATTAGAAAACTAAATAGAAAGTTTTCTAATGCGAAGAAAGGATCCAATAATAGAAAAAGAAGACTGTTTGAACTTCAACAAGCGTATCGTAAAATAAACGATTTTCGATCTGATTTTCAATGGAAATTAGCTCATGAATTATGCAAACAATATGATTATATTTTCATTGAAGATCTAAACATTGAAGGAATGAAACGTTTGTGGGGAAAGAAAGTTTCTGATCTTAGTCATTCTTCTTTTATTAACAAACTTACGTATATCGCTTCAAAGTATGGAGTGATAGTACATAAGATTGACAAATGGTATCCTTCCTCAAAGACTTGTGAATGCGGGCTTGTTAATAAAAACTTGTCGTTACGCGACCGCACGTGGGTATGCCCGTCGTGCGGCGCAATCAACGACCGTGATATTCTTGCAGCCCGTAATATACTTCGGAAGGGCATTTCCGAATTGGAGAGCAAGAGTAATTCCAGCGATAGTAATATCGGGGTTTCTTGCGTTTGTATCCAAGAATCCCATTTGCTTTAGTGATGGGAGTATGTCAAGATCTCTGACGTGATAGAGGAGATATATGACGAGCTTACCCGTATTAGGGAGGCTATAGATGTCCGGGATCTTGGTGAGTCTTGCGTGAAGGTAAGTGGCGATAAGACCGTAGCGAAAGTTCTTTATGCTATTGAGGATAAGATTTGCAATGGATGATAAGCCAATGGAGAAAAATCGACATTGGTGATAATCAGATGTATAGATATTGATTTATGATGTATTGCTAGATGTTAAGCTACTGTAAATCAAGTATCCAATTTGTAAGGAGTCTTCTAAATAAGTAGGTTAGATAGATACTCTTGTAAGTTGTAAGATATCTTTATGTGTTAGATATAAAAAATAGCCAATTGATTTGTCATAGACGATTCGATTGGCTATTTTTGCATGTCCATCATATCTCACGATGTAATGGACATAGGTTATTTATTATGAGTGCAAATATAATTATTTCCAATGATTCTATGAATAATAGTAGTAGGATTTTGGCGTCTAAATCCAACGAAAACGGATTATCTACAATATTTAGCTACAATGGTAATGATATAACTTTCAAAACAGAGAACGGTATCACTTATGTGAATGCTACCGAAATGGCGAAGCCGTTTAAAAAGAGACCAAATGATTATTTATCGTTATCTTCTGTAAATGAGTTAATTAATGCCATTACCAGAAAATATGGTAATGCTGATTTTCAGCCTGTTACGATTATCAGGGGTACGGTTAATCCTGGCACATGGATGTGTGAGGATCTGGCTTTGGATTTCGCTCAGTGGCTTAGCGTTGATTTTAGGTTATGGTGTTTGGACAGAATTAAAGAGCTTCTCACTACAGGCAAATGCGTGATTCCTGATTTTAATGATCCTCCCGCCGCTGCTGAGGCTTGGGCTAAGGAATATCGTGGCAGGGTAGCCGCCGAGAAGCTGGCGTTAGAGGAGAGGGCCAAAGCCGAGGAGATGGCTAAGGTTCTTGAGTCGAAGAAAGAGGATATAAAATTTTCAGAGTCGTTTATCATGTCTGGGGAGTCAGATTTGCTGGTAAGGGATTTAGCCAAGAAGCTTGAGCAGAATGATATAATTATAAGCGATAAATGTTTACGAGATTTTCTTGTTAAGATAAAGATAATAGTCAAAAGGGTTAAGGTTAATGGAGATTGGGAGATTACGGCTAATGCTGTAAGGAAAGGGTTTGCTCATTATCGTGATAAGAATATATGCACCGAATCTGGTAAGGTTATATATGCTAGGACTATCTATATAACAGGCAAAGGTTATAAACATATATTGTCGTCTATAAATGGTAGCAAGAAAAGTGATTTCATATTGTGTGGAGGTATGTTTAGGGACTATGGGGTGTTCGCCGGATCGGAATCGTTTAATCACTGGGATAATTAATTCCATTTTTGCCCAAAAACTGATAATCAGGTAACTGCATATTTGCATTTACGGTTATGTGTCTCATATCGGTAAAATATCTATATTTGCGACAAAGTGAATCACAATGATATACGGTAACAAAGAAATAGTTCGGACGTTCACCAGAAACAACCCGCCTGCCGGGTACGTGGGCGGTTCTGTTGACTACCGGGTCCCGGCCAACGTCTATTTTGGCGATACGCAGGAGGAGGCTGACAACAAGGCTGAAGATGATATCAAAGCCAATGGTCAGGACTACGCCAATACATATGCCGACATAATACCGGCTGTATGGTATAATGATCAGGTATGCGATGAGTTTATCAAGAACAATTGCGTAAGCGGTAAGGGATCCAAGGAGCAGGTATGTATAGAGGAAGGTAGGTTTGTCTCTTACGTATCCAAGAAAGATGCCAATGATAAGGCTAGGGTGGAGCTTGGGCGGATCGGGCAGGGGGAGGCCAACTCCGTCGGGGCTTGCTGCGAGGACTGGGTCTCACAGCCTCTTCGTGGCTTGTTTTACAAGAACGATTGCGAGGCTGGCACATCAGGCAAGGAAGGTATTGTATATGAATTGCCAGCCGGAGCTATCATATCCGATATATCCCAGATAGATGCCGATACGTTAGCCTATAGGAAGTTCATGAAAGAAGGTCAGGAGAAGGCTAACGCCGAGGGTAGTTGTTCACCTGTATTCTATAATACGAAGATCGGTGATTGGTTCGAGAAGATATGTCCGTTCGGATATAAGTCCGGTAAAGTATATTACTCTATCAAAGCCAACAGGTTTAGGTCATGGATATCGGTTGAGGATGCCAACGCCAAGGCTCGTGAGGTCTTGATGGTAGAGGGACAGGAACATGCTGACCTTAATCTTGAGTGCGAGAAATGGATTGAGAATATCGATCAAGAAGATCAGTGTTATTGGTGATAATACCTTTTTTTGTTTTTCCATAATTTATAGATTAGTGCTTGGAGGGGATCGTGTATCTCCTCCATTTTTTTTGTATATATATCAATGGTATTAAGTTTATATACTGTGATTCACTTGTTTGTATGTTGAATATATTTTATATTTGCATACCTATCTATTCATCTCGAACCGATAGGTATTATGTTTAATTTAAAATATTGTTCAAAGTTATGAAAAGTAGGGTTGAAATCAAATCTTCTGATAGGAGATTGATGGGTGTTGTTATACCTGCGCTCAGTGATAATGGTTTTGTTAACATCACTTTAGCTATGAAAGTCTTGTCTGATGATAGGCTTAAAAAGGGTTTATCCCCTAAGAAGCTTAATGATATTATTAAGTATGATGGCTTTCAGGAGAAATGTAGGGAAATAATTAGTAGACTGGAAAACAGGGATTTATGTAAGCGGATAAATATCAGCCTACAAAATAAGACCCTAAATCTTAGCGATTTGAACAAAATGGGGTTGGCATGCCGAAAGGGTAAGGGAGATGGCCAAATGTGGTATATGAATCCATATCTTTTCCTCGTGGTGGCTATGGAGATGAGTCCTGAAGTTTGTGCCGATGTCGTAATGTGGTTTGTTGATAATATCGTAGGGGTAAGAAATGCAGCTGGTGACGCTTATATAGAGATGTGCAGCAGTGTATCTTCGCTTATAAGCGATAAGAGCAATTTAAAGGAATCGCTATCAAGAATTGCTAAGGGTATAAATTTTGTTGTTTTTGGCGTACATGAGGAAGGGATAAGAAATAGGGCTTCCTTCGAGGAGCTAGATATGATAGTATCAATAGAAAGAAATATATCTTATGCTATTAAGGCTGGATATATAAAAGACTATGATAGCGTTATAAACGATTTGGGAAGGCAGTGGAAAGACAGATGGGGTAATCCTGTTCTTAAATTGAAGTCCTGATCTTGTCTTGTTGTTATGGTTTATGGGTATAGGGGATGCGAATGACGTATCCCTTATATTGTTTAATAACGTATGTTGTCTTGTTTCCAAACCAAATAAGTATCTTTGCTAAAAACATTAATATTATTAATATGTGTAATACAGGTGGTTGTTGTCATGATCATTCGAGGGAGCGTCCTGAAGAATGCTGTCATGGTGTTAAGATAGACAAGTTTCTTAACAAATGCCCCGAGGATCCTTGTGATCCTTGCGATCGGGATTGTCAGGACGAGCCTTGTGTTGGCTATGGATGTCCTATAGTTTTATATGATAAATGCGTCTTATACTCAGGTGATGAGTTGGTGGTGGATGGTATAGAGAAAGGTACTGATATCTCTGTCGTTGTAGACTCATTGAGGCGTATTATAGCGTCTAGGGATAAGCAGATAGATTTATACCATCGTGAGGTTCTGGATTTGAAGAAAATTATAAACGAGCTTGTCAACGCCGGTAATGGTGGCGGTGATAATGGTGCAGAAGAGGAGGTATGGTAACAATGAATGGTTGTAACAAGAAACAATACAGGCCTACTGTAGACGATACGAAAGTACCGTGCTCTACGTACATGAGCACCGACTGTGTTTATCCAGGAGACAAGGTACGTGTGGAGTCATTGGGATTATCTCCCAGTTGCGATATGTCTGATGTCCTTAACGCTATGATAAAGGCTATACGGGACAGGGATGCTGAGATACTTGAATTAAGGAGAATGATTAATAAATTGATTTGATATGAGGAATAACTGTAATCCATGTAAGCCGGAATATAGACCGGGGAATGAATGTAGTATCTACAGTTCCCAGATCATATATGATGGTCAGTCTTTTCCTGAGGCAGATATCAGGAACGGAGATGGCATGAATAGTGTAATCGAGTCTCTGGTAAGGAAGCTGGTTGCCGTATCTGGAGCAACGGCGTCCATCCAAAGGGATTCGTTTAAGGGAGTGCAGGCCGTAAGGTTAAGATACGAGCCTCTGAATGTTCTTAGCGTGACCTACTGCGGTACTATCGTACCTAACGACGGGTATGTCGTTTCTGGTAGATCCATTAAGTTCAAGAAAAGGTATTGCATGGGCGATGAGTTCGCTGATGTTAATATCGTATATACTACATTGAATAGTAATATTTTAAATACTTCATGCTATGGCTAAGAGAGTGTATGATACGGTCTTGGCTTCCGAGTGTGACGGTTGGGTATGTGGTGAGACACTTAAGAAAGGGTCTGTCCCAGCAGACAGGTTGGAGCTTGATTCTTTTTCAGAGGCCGTCAGGGAGCTTATAGAGCGTTTTTTCGAGGAGGGATGGTTGCCGGACATGATCTGCGATCTTGGTTGTGGTGGCGCCAGCGTGTTTGAGATTAAGCCTACTAACTTCGAGTATCCTCCTGAGGGCGGTGAGCAGATTCTGGAGATTATCGTAGGCAAGAGTGATAAATGGACTATAACTCAAGCGGAATGATATGAATAATTTAAAAGATATTCTTGCTAAGATCGAGCAAGGCTCCTCATGGGTGTCCTACGACAAGATTTCCGGTACCGGTCCCGACAAGGTGGCGATCAAGGTAGAGCCGGGATGGATGGGTAGGTTGCCTAGGGAGACTTACGTAGCGGTCGAGAAAGGCAAGGTAACGAAACTCGCTACCATAACCCAGAAGGGTATGGAGCGGGTGAGCGTGGATCCGGCCAATATCATGTTTGACATGGAGGGCGGGACGGCGGTCATCAACGCCAAGCTTAACTCCGCCTCGGTCAAGGCCTCCTGCCTTACTCTTGGTGGTTCGGTGAGCAAGTCTTATATAGTTTCCATGAACGTGAATGGCTTATCCATGAAGGTTCCGGAAGAGGATAGCAGGTATATAGTGTATGCCGACCCTGAGGATCCCGGTGCCACTGATTTGTATGAGGCTAGTTTTGTTATAGCTATGCCTAAGAATATGGATAACGAGGAGCATCATGAGATGTTTGTCTTGAATGGCAAGGTTGTTAATATCAATCAACAGCCTAATGATATACCTTATATTATACTTGATCATGACTTTGATAACGTGACTAGTGAGAACGGTCAGGTCGTTATCGATATCAAGTCCAATACCGAGTATGATATTGAACTGGTATGTTGCACTTGTGGCGATGGCAGCGAGGAGCCGGAACCGGAACCACCCTTTAACGTGGATCCGCAAAGGTTGACGCTTAATAAGGATGGTGATACCCAGATCGTGAGGGTAGAGGCCGGAGATAATGTTTCATGGAGAATAGAGGAGGATTGACATGGCAAGGGAAGTAGATAAGAATTGCGTTGAGGGTAATTGCTTTGCCATTAACGACAAGAGCCATGGGGTAGGCGATAATAAGCTTAACATCGTATACAAGGCTAATTACACCGGTCAGATCTGTACGGCTAAGTTCCGTATAACGTCAAAGGATGGCAGTGTTGTTAAGGAGTATATGATAGCCCAGGATGCTAAGCCCGTTTATTATAATATCAAGATGGTTCAGCCGTTTACCAAGGATGACTGTCTAGCCAACCAGCACGGTTCGGTTGTCTTGTATGTGGTTGAGGAACGGACGTACAAGTCGTTTATCTCACAGGAGGACGCTGACGCTAAGGCTATGGAGGATATAGCTCTTAACGGACAGAAGTACGCTAATGAGCATGGTGAGTGTATAACTGACATCTGGTATAACGAGGAGCAAAGGAAAACCTTTATCCGTAACAATTGTGATAAGTTCAGTGATGGTCAGGAATATGTTTACATCGTTCCTGAGGGTAAGTACGTGTCTTCTATCTCTCAAGAGGACGCCGACAGGAAGGCTCTTGAGGATATTGAAAAGAATGGTCAACAACAAGCTAATCTGGAAGGTGAGTGTAAGCCTAAGGAGAATATCTATTATGGTAAGTTTAGCAAGACCTTTACCCGTAACAATTGCGACTCCACTCAATACGGAACGGAGGTTGTTGTTAACGAGACTATGGTAGAAGGCGACTTCAGGTCTATCGTTTCCCAGGAAGACGCTAATAGCTTAGCTCAAGCCGCTGTAGAGGCTCAGGGTCAGGATATAGCTAATATCAAGGGTAATTGCGAGAAGATACCGGTATTTACTGGATCGTATTCTAAGGTATTCCAGAGAACTAATTGTCCTGAAGGTTCTACGCCTGTTGACTTTACCGTGGATGAGAAGATGTGTACCGGCTATCCGTTCACTTCTACAGTATCACAGGATGCCGCCAATAAGCTGGCTCAGGACGCTGTGGAGGCGCAAGGTCAGGCTATCACCAACGAGCGTGGCGATTGTCAGACTAACGTCTACTATAACGTTAGGATGGAGAAGACAGTCACTAGAAACAATTGCGATGAGTTCCATATCGGTCAACCTTATACTTATGTCGTAGCCGCTGGTAAGTACTTCTCTATTATCTCTCAGGAGGATGCTGACAATAAGGCTAAGGCCGATCTTGAGGCTAACGCCCAACAACAGGCTAACCTTGAAGGTGAGTGTAAGGAGAAGGTCGTATATCATGGTAAATATAGCAAGGAATTTACCCGTAATAATTGCGATGAGACCCAATACGGCACCAAGGTTGTTGTAGACGAGACTATGGTGACAGGAGACTTTAGGTCTACCGTGTCTCAGGAGGACGCTAATAACAAGGCTAAGGCCGCTGTTGAGGCCCAAGGTCAGGATGTGGCTAACGTGAAAGGTAAGTGTGAGAAGGTTCCTGTATATACCGGTACTTATACACGTACGTTTACCCGTAACAATTGTGGTACTGGTACTGGTGGAACTTATACGGTAAACGATAGGATGGTTGATGGTTATCCATTTACTTCGACTATATCTCAGGAGGACGCCAACAACAAGGCCAAGGCCGCTGTTGACGCCCAAGGACAGGCTCTCGCCAATATCCATGCCCTTTGTACGTACACTGGCCGTGCTTCCTTGGAGTTCACGAGAAACAACTGTGGTGAGTGCAAGATCGGATCTAAGGTGATGATCACTCAAGATATGGTAGAAGGACACCCATTCCAGTCCAACGACTCCCAGACCGCCGCTGACGCTATGGCTATGACCGCCGTACAAGCCCAAGGACAGGCTTTGGCTAATACCAAGGGCACTTGCTCTAACGCTACTATGTATACCGGTAAGGCCAGCTTCGAGTTCACGAAGAGCAATTGTGGCGCTAATCAGGTAGGAGATCCGTTCACCGTAACACAAGATATGGTGGAAGGTCATCCGTTCCAGTCTTGCGTATCTCAGGACGAGGCTAATTTAGTGGCTATGGCCGCTGTAATGAATCAAGGTCAGAAGATCGCCGACGAACAAGGTACTTGTCATGAGGCTCCTAAATATACCGGTCATTATAGCGAGGCGTTCGAGAAGAATAACTGTCCGTCCGGTCTTATTCCGTCTTCAGTTACCGTTACTGAGGCTGATGTAGCCGGAGGTCCATTCTACTCATACGAGAGCCAGTTCGCCGCCGATGAGCTTGCCAAGGCCGCTGTCAAGGCGCAAGGTCAGGTTATAGCCAACGATCGTGGTACTTGTGATGAGTTGAAGATATATGTCGGTAATTATAGCAAGGAGTTCACTCCTAAGTGTCCTACTTGTCAGTATGCAGATCCTATCACCGTAACCCCGGATCTTATGGGTCAGTTCTTTACCTCAACCCGTTCTCAGGAAGAGGCAGACGCTTTGGCTAAGGCCTATATCGACAGAATGGGTCAGGCGTTCGTCAACAAGAACTATGATGATACGTGCCATACGAAGACCGAGCAACCGGTATGGGAGACTATAGAGACCGTATGTAAGGACTGTATCTCTCAGTTACATCAACGTAATACCAATACCTGCTATACTGATCCTGAGAATCAAGAGCGGTATATAGCTGGTGGTAATAAGACATGCTTCTGGTTTGGTACGGCATCTAAGGCCTTCACCCGTCAATGTGCGGATGGTGGGGTTGGAAGCTCTGTTACCGTGACTCAGAATGATGTTACGGATCCGGCTCCTAGCTCTGACGGCAAGTTCAAATCATGTGTATCTCAGGCTGACGCTAACGCCAAGGCATTGGCGGCTGTTACGGCTCAGGGACAGAGCGTTGCTAACTCGAAGGGTACTTGTACGTGGACAGGAAGCTATACCGGTCAGGTTCAGAAGAACAATTGCGCTGATGGCGGCGTAGGAGACATGGTATCCGTAAGCAGCAGCAAGCTTCCGGGACACCCGTACACCTCCAACATATCTTTGGCTGACGCCAATAAGAAAGCTGAGAATGCCGTTCGTGGAGCTGAGGGTCAGGCTTACGCCAATAAGAACGGAGGATGTACCTGGACTTACGTGGCAAGCCGTGACTTCTATAAGAACAACTGCGCCGAAGGCGGGGTAGGCCAGAGGATAACGGTGACCTCCACGCAAGCCAACGGCGGCACGGCTATCACCAGCAAGGTTTCTTTGGCGGATGCAAGGAGCAAGGCAGAGCAGATCCTAGACCAGAAGGGGCAGGATTACGCTAACCAACATGGAACTTGTGTATGGACCGGTACCGGAAGCGCTACTTTCTATAAGGATAATTGCGGCTCTTGTAGACAAGGTGTGGCTATATCAGTTCCTTATAGCTCATTAGGATTAGATCCTATAACATCAACGGTCTCTCAGGCTGACGCCAATAACAAGGTTCAAGAGGCCTTCAGAAGCAATTCAACTACCAGAGCCGCCGCTCAAGCTTACGCTAATAAGAACGGAGATTGTGAGGATACTCCTCCTAATTGGAGTGGTTGGAGCTATGATGGCGGAAACTATTGCTCAGGTGGTGATGTTTGGGCTAGATATAGAAGGACTGATAGCACTGGATGTCACTCTGACGAGACGGAGAACAGGCTCCATGAGTCTTGTGGCTGTGGATGCTCCGGCGGATCTTGCGATAGCTGTTGTGATCCTAATTCTTGGAGTAGAATAGGAGAGGCTGAGTGTAGATCTGGCGAAAGTGTAGCTTTATACAGAAATGATTGTGGAAGAGAGGAATATCTAAGCTATGGATCTGCTTGCTGTAATACGATCGGTTTCCAAGGAGGATCTGCTACTAGTAGGAATTGTCCATCTGATAGACCTTGTGGAGTAACGATCTCCTATCCGAGTGTACCTTCTGGATCTATATGCGCTTCTAGCACGTCTTCCGCCAACGCTCAGGCTAGCGATAAGATAGAGAGTCTTAGATCTCAAGCTCAGGCATTAGCGGATGCGGGTTGCAGTGGAAGAGTATGTAATGATTATGTAGAGGCTACTGCTACCAAGCAAGGTTGTCCGTCAGGATGTACGGCTCCGAAGGCTTCCGCTTACTGGGTTTCTGGCGGAAACAATGGCGCTTGGTGTGAGTGTAACGGTGATAAGGCCGCACTTACCGCCGCGGCACAGGCTGACGCACAGAGACTAGCGCAGGAAAAAGCCAACGCTATGGAATGCGATTGCCCCAAAACATGGAACGCTTACGCTAGTGGAAGTTTCAACGGTCAATGTTTAAGTATATCGGTAAGCTACAATAACCCATGTGGAAAATCTAAAACAGCTTCATTCGATGTGTATTATACTAGATCCGAACCGTCAGGAGATGTGGAATATTTCTCCACTACCAAGACCGTTACGATACCGACAGGATCGGGAACAGTATCCGGAGGTAGAGATTGCGTAAGTAACGCCACAAGTATGTATGTCTCTAACCCAAGTCAAGGTGGAGGATGTTAAAAACAAAAGGAGAGGTTGATTAGCCTCTCCTTTTTAGATAAATCTAAGATCTCTTTTCTTAGTATGATTAAGTATCCTACTAATATGCCTTGTACTAAAACCTGTTTTGTCTTTTATCTTATCATAGATATAGTTCTTTGATACGTATGCTGACATCTCTCCAAGATCCTTTATAATCTCATCATACATATCATGTATCTCATTATATTTTATGATTGAGCTATCTCTCATTCCTCTTTCCCCGATACCATCAACAATATCCTCAGCACCGAAGAAATTGATTATAGATCTTATTATGTTCATGCTTATTGAATTTTTTGCGTTTTCTTATTAATATCCATATCCGGATTCTCGTCCGTAGGGATCTGCAATTTGGTTATCGTCTCTCTTAACGTCTCAGATACCACATATTCCAGTAACTTATCAGGGCATATGAAATCATAATCCCATTGAGATATACATGGATCATCTTTTTCCGTTCCACATCCCCCTAGCTCTAACGCCGCTTTCCTGTCAAGGGTTATAAGATCCACGTTTATAGCCTCTATATTTATATCAGGTATATAGATATATCCATCATTGACGTAATAATAGTATTGATCTATATTACCATATTTACGTTCCTTGTTATTAGCGTATTTTCTTAACGATATAGGAGTAAATATAATATCATCCATGATGTTCGATACCTTTATAATAGCCGGTCCTATACGGGTATATATCATATCGGGAAGCCTTTTCTTGGATCTCATAAGTATCCGGCATAACTTAAACTCATCAAAGCAACAATCAACCTTCCGGACTCTCTCCATCTCCATGCAATTAATATGAGTATATAGCGATTCCTCGCCGAACAAAGTCCCATCAGCGTACTTCTGGGCTATATATGATCGAGCCTTCTGCCTACCTATGGACAATATCCATCTTCTACTGACATGAGCGTCTTTACTAATAGAGTTCATATCATTTATGATCCTAGATACAAATTCTGAATTTTTCATGCATGAAATACTAAGGAGGGGATATACCCCTCCGGTTATTACTTCTTTTTCTTAACCTTGCCTCCACATTTCATTTGAGGTTTCTTTTTCTCGGAGACTTTGCCTCCTTCTGCCATCTTCTTTTTCTTAGCACATGCCATAGTCTTACTTTTTTAATGTTAGTGATACAATATTAGTCATTTCTATCGAAAATAGAATAAACGAGGTTGATGAAACTACCAACTTACCGCCGCGGCACAGGCTGACGCACAGAGACTAGCGCAGGAAAAAGCCAACGCTATGGAATGCGATTGTCCCAAAACATGGAGCGCCAACGCTATGCTGAGCGGTGATCCTTGTAATGGCCTGTCTGGTTCTACATCTACATTAAGGTGCTCCTATGAAGTGTCTTACAATAATCAATGTGGATCATCTAAATCAATAACTGTAACTGTTACTGGTAGGGATGATCATGGACAAACCGTTACGGCTGGAAGTACTACCGTAAGTATACCTACTGGGTCTGGTAAAAAAACCGGTGTCATAGGTTTTGATTCAGGAGTACAATGTGGATCCATAAGTGTTTCTGGGGGAGGATCTGGGAACTGTTAAGATTCTGATGTATAACAAAAAAAGGAGAGGCTAATAAGTCTCTCCTTTTTATTAAAAAACCATCACAGCGGTGATTGTCAACAATTACCTGAATCATGACCAGAGATTGTTACATCTCCACATACCACTTCTCGGCTAAAATACACACTTCCACTCTTGCTTCCAGATCCTGCGGGAATTGTAAAGCTAGCGCTATTGACCTGCTCTTCTCCGTTTTGTGTATATCCTACACCACTCACAGAGCCAGATATAGATCTACCACATTGATTATTATACGTAATCGTAAATCCTCTTGATGTGACAAGTTGCTCATGACTCATGCAATCATTATTCATGGATACAGACCATGACCACGTCTTCTGCTCCGGGCAATCGCATTCCATAGCGTTGGCTTTTTCCTGCGCTAGTCTCTGTGCGT